GGTTTTGCTGAAGAAGATAGACTCTGGAGTATTGATGATACAACCATCACACAGAGCTGGAACAATCTGTCCTTGATAGAGAATCTTTATCAGACTCCTGGACATTATGATCGGATCATGACATGATAAAAAATCACACCTTAGATGTGCAGCGATTATTTTTAGAAATGATGCTGGAAGATGCACAGAGCTATGTGCGTGTGCAGAACATCTTCAACCCTGAAAACTTTGATCGCAGCCTGAGAAGTGCAGCCGAATTTATCAAGACACACTGCGATGAGCACAAGACCATGCCGGATCGAGCACAGATTTCAGCCACCACTGGAATTAAATTGGCTCCGGTGCCAGACCTCACGGAAGGACACTTTGACTGGTTCCTGGAAGAGTTTGAAGCGTTTACCCGCAGGCAAGAACTGGAACGCGCGATCCTGAAATCAGCAGATCTCTTGGAAAAGGGCAACTTTGATCCTGTGGAGAAACTGATCAAGGATGCGGTGCAGATCTCGCTCACCAAGGACATGGGCACAGACTACTTTGATGATCCGCGTGCGCGACTCATGGCCTTGAAATCCAACAACGGTCAGAATTCAACAGGCTGGCCCGCTCTGGACAAGCTCCTGTATGGCGGATTCAATCGTGGCGAACTGCAGATCTTCGCAGGCGGGTCGGGTTCGGGCAAGAGCCTGTTCATGCAGAACTTGGCCGTGAACTGGGTGCAGGCCGGACTTTCGGGAGTGTACATCACGCTGGAACTGAGCGAAGGCTTGTGTAGCTATCGGATCGATAGCATGATGACCAATACTGCCACCAAGGACATTTTTAAAGACATTGATACTGTAGAGATGAAGGTCAAAATGCTGGCCAAGAAGGCTGGTAAACTGCGTGTGAAATACATGCCGGCACAAAGCACAGTGAATGACATCCGCGCCTATCTCAAAGAACTGGAAATACAGACCAAGGTCCGGACAGATTTCCTTTGTATCGACTATCTGGATTTGCTGATGCCGGTTTCGGCCAAGGTGAGTCCAAACGACCTGTTCGTGAAAGACAAGTATGTGAGCGAGGAACTGCGCAATCTAGCCAAAGAACTCAATGTGCTGTTTGTGACAGCCAGCCAGTTGAACAGAGCGGCCGTGGAGGAGATCGAATTCGACCACAGCCACATATCTGGTGGTATCTCCAAGATCAATACTGCGGATAATGTGTTCGGCATATTCACATCGCGTGCCATGCGTGAGCGTGGACGTTATCAGTTGCAGTTGATGAAGACACGAAGTAGTTCTGGTGTAGGACAGAAGGTGGAACTGGAGTTTGACATCGAAAGCCTGAGGATCCGAGATCTTGCAGAAGATCAGGGCTATCAGGAATTCAAGAAGCGTGCGCCCAGTATCTATGAAAGCATCAAGGCCAAATCCACACTGAACAACGATGAGCCCAATGCCACTGTGGCTGATGAACCCGGTCGGATTACTGCCGAAGTACAGTCTAACAAACTAAAACAACTGCTGGGACAGATCAAGCAAGGTTAAGGTACTGGTTGATGTCCATACTGCGCACATTGATACGATGCACCTGCAGAAACTGGCTGCCGTCTCGACTCTGCAGTTCTCCCTGTCCTACTATCACTGATCCAGATCCGTACTTGACAGGATTATCCACTATAAGATCCACGTACTCTCCTTCGCCTACACCCAAGGTGATAAAGTGGATGTATTTTTTCTTGTCTCTTTTAAACACCCGACTGTTGGCCACGATGCCGGCAAACTCGTAACGATTCAAATAGAGGTTTCTTACACCCATGTTGGGTAAGAAACCCGGAGAGTTCCATGCGCCATGCTCCACAAAACTTTCTACAGGATCTTCTGTAATCCAGTTCGTAAATCCCAGTTCTCTTAGATCCCATCCTGCACGCTTGGCTTCGTTCCTGTAGACCCAGCGTGCATATGAACCCTGACAGTGCTTGAGAGCTGCCCTCCAGAACTCTCTAGGGTTATGCGCTTTCTGATAAGCAAGGGCCCAGATCAGCCTGCCAAGATTCACAGCATGCGCTCGGCACAGGCCAAATCCTGAAAGACTTTGCATCTCTTGACGTATCTGTTCACGTTCTGGATGATCACCCAGGCGGGCCATGAACTCCATGACCTTTTCTTCATTGCGTTTGGCGAATGCCCGACGATACATGTCTGCTTCGTAGGCATTGACCGATATTAACTTCATTATCTTTTCTATGGCATCATCTTCGCACACTATGGCTGATTCTTGAACTGATGTCTTGGTCCAATCATGGAAGAAACTTGCTTTCTTCCTTCCTTCCACTGCCACCGGGCGTACCAAGGCCGTGGCAAACACACAGTCCTCCACTGAGGTAGGCTTGATGGCACGGAACAAGCGCCTCATGGCAGGTGATTCTCCCTGCGTCACACCCAACACATCACCGCGCTGTAGGAGATCCGCGGTGCAATCATCGGTCTTGGGATACTCGTGGATCATCCTGGAGGGATCGATTTCCATGAGCTGGCTGAGCCCACGATTGGCCAGGATGTCTACCTTGAGATGTTCAAGATCTTCCACTTCGTTCTTGTCCAGTAGGATGAGATTGTCGGCGCGGAACAGGCTCTGGGGCAGTTTGCGATCAAACACTATCACACCGCCACAGTGTTTTGATAGGCAACGTTTCTTGCCCATGAGCTTCTTCTCGATCCGTTCGGCTTCCTCTGGATCTACGCCCAACTTGGCATAGTCAATGTCTCGGGGCAAGCGTCCCTTGGCGCCCAAGCGTTTGGCTGCTTCTCTACGAGCCGACTTCTCTTTGTACATCACGTAATTGGAGATGCGTGCTGTTTTGCCAGGCCAGGCGTCGAAGATCCTCTGCATGGCCAGCTCCTGCTGGTGGTGTGGCACATCGATGTCCACATCCGGAAGATCATCTCGGAACGGGTTCAGGAAGCGCGCCAATGGAATATTCCACTCTATGGGATCTACATCCGTGATAGCCATGAGATAGCATACCAGGCTGGATCCAGCCGATCCGCGCGTCATGTGTGGTATGTCCGAGTTGAGGTCCAGCACGCGTCGGATCTTGAGGAAATAATCCGTGAAACGCTGCTGGATGATTATGGCGAATTCCTCCGCCAAGCGATCTTGATATTCCGGGATATCAGGGCAGGACCTGCGGAATTCTGCCAACAAGGATTCTATCTGTTCTAGTTCTGTCGCCATGATGGGTGCCTTTAAATTTGCCTTTGGCAATATTTAAGGCACCGATTTGCTACTCAAGATTTTATGCGAAGGTACAGCCGTTGTTGCCTATGCAGTACCACTTGGAGTTGATGTATTGCAGGGTGCAGGCGTCACCGCGTGTGTCAAACGTGATGGTGCCGGTGCCCGATGCCTGCCATCCTGCGTTGGCCACGGTTATCACCATGTCACCAGCTGTGGCCACCATGGCAAAGGTCTTGATCTGGCCTTCTACTCCGGCAGCCAAGGTCGCAGTTTCCGCAGCCGCAGTTGTAAAATAGCTGGTGGTAAGAGCTAGATTGGCAGCAGCAGCGTCAGCAAGATCCTCACTGGAATTGTTCAACGGCTGGATGCGTTTGTTGACCTCGCTCACTATGATGGTTGTGCCCCCATCTCTGGTCACGAATTCAAAATCATACAGCCCCGTGGCCGCGAACGTGATGGTATTGTTGGCAGTGTTAAGTCCTTGGATGCCTTGGTTGTTGACACTCACAGCGGCAGGTAAGGTCAGTGTGTGGGCTGTGGATGTGATGTTTACACTGAGGCGTATCATGCCCACTGAGCCTGATACAGGGAAGTTGATGAAACTGAGGCTGATAGAGCCCGTGGTGCTCACGGTCTGATAATGTCCTGCCGCATAATCAATGGTCACGGATCCTGCAGTGGCAGTGACCTGCACCAAGGTAGCAGAAAAATCCTGTATCTTGGCTGCATACAAGAGATTGTCGTTCATGTTGTTGTCCAGCGTGCTGCCCGTGATGGCCGCCTTCAGCAGGCTCTTGGTCTGTAGCTCATTGATTTCGTCTTCTGCATACTGGAAGTTGGTCTGGATATTGGTGAAATTGTCCCGGAAACCCTGGGTGTTGTTGGGCACACCGGCCACGGGGTAGTTGGCATCGATGTTGTTGGGGTTGATCAGACTGGTCATAGTGATTCCTTGTGCGCTGAGATATTTATTGTTTACGGGTCACCGCTAAATAATACCAAAGGTCCGCGGCAAATGCAAAAAAGAACACGCAGCATACTGGAAGAACTAGACACGCTATATGTAGAACGAGATCGGCGTCTTGTGATCGAAAACAGGGCCAGCAATCTCATCGACAGTGCCATCCGGTTGCTGGAACAGATCGAATCTGAATACAGTGCCGAACAAGCAGAAAATCTCACTCGTAAACTGCTCAACGCCATACGCCAGAAAGATCCCAGCAAATTTTCGCGTTCCGTAAGGAGGACCCATGCGGATCAATGAAATAGTAGCGTCTGCCACGCTCACAGAAGCTGCACCCGGCAGCTTTGGTGCACAGGCCGGAGTATTTGGACGTGCGTTGGGGCAGGCCGCTACGCAGGCCATGTTGCCCGGAGCTAACACTGGTGGAGCAGCAGCAACGAGAACCGGTGATGCCCGAGCTGCCGCGGACGAAATCAGCGAGCCAGTGCTGCGTCAGCAGGCCGCAGCACTCACCAAGACCTGGAACGACATGGTCACGGACCAGATGAAAAAAGCCGGGATATCATCGCCGCTACAACTTTCTACCGAACAACAACGAGTCATGTCCGACAATCTCATGAACATGATAAATCAGACTCTACTACAGCAGCGGTTTGGTGGCGATTTCCGCAGCATACCAAAATGGGTGGATCAGCCCAATCAACCAAAAGCCCAACAAATGGTGACTGACATCAAACGTGCAGCTGGTCAGATTCTCAACATCCGCGCACAACCCCAGAATCTCAAACAGCAACAAGAACAATGGTATGACTTGGCCAAGCTGACAAATCAGGCTTCAAGACTGGCTGCATTCAATCCCTATCAGTACGGTTCTACCCAGCAATCAACACAGCCGGGTCAGAAAATCACGCAACCACCACGCATCACGGTTGATCCCCAGGGTAGATACCAAATCGGCAAAGTGCAGTTGGACCCTCGTGATCCAATGGATGCCGCAGTGATCGCCAAGATACAGGCAGCCTCCCAGCCATGATGCTTGCGGAAGGCGGCAACGTGTTCAAGGATGCTGAGGGTCAGCCACTCACCCAGCGCATCAATCTCGCGGACATAGAACCCACGGTGCGCTGGCTGGAAGGCATCACCGATCTACCCTTGCTGGACAACATGCTGGGTACCACAGGACTCAAACCCACATCGGGGGATCTGGACCTTGCCGTGGATTCCAATAAGGTCAACAAAGAAGAATTTTTCCAGCGCCTTGCTGGCATGATACAGCAGCAAGGGCAAGATCCGCGGTCGTGGGTGCGCAAGTCTGGTACCGCGGTACATCTGCTCACGCCCATTGGCGGCAGGCCTGGTCGTGGTTTTGTGCAGACCGATTTCATGTTCTTGCCCAAACCGGAGTTTTCCAAGTGGATCCTGCGTTCAGACCCGCAGTCGGAATACAAAGGTGCTACGCGCAACATCTTGATCAACTCCATGGCCAAGGCCCAGGGCTACAAACTGAACCAGATTGCCGGAATCGCTGACAGAGCCACGGAGCGACTGATCACCGATGATCCAGACGAGATCGCGAAGATGCTGCTGAACCCCAGGGCCACTCGAGACGATCTCTCGTCGGTGGAACGAATCCTGGCCGCGCTCAAGAATGATCCCAAGCGCGAGCAGAAACTGGCAGACTTCCGTGACCACATGCAGCGTGCAGGCACACCCTTGGATGAAGGCACCGCAGTATACACTGAATACAACGAAATATCCATCATGGCTCGGCTGCGTGATCGCATCGTGAACCAGGGCATGGCTCCCTTGATCGAATCTCAGACCCTGCAAGAGGTCGAAGAACCCGGCGTGGGTGGCCGTGCCAAGGGCATCGAACATCTGGAAGATCTGGTGTTCCGGCGTGGCAGTGCAGGTGTGCGCCAGGCCCTGGACATCATCAAGCAGGCCGCTGAATCGCCCAGCACCACCACAGTGAAATGGGACGGCAAACCTGCCGTGATATTCGGACGCAAGCCCGCCACAGGAGAATTTGTGCTCACCGACGGTGCCGGATTTGAAGCTCGAGGCTACGACGGGCTGGCCACTTCACCGGAAATGATGCGGCAGATACAACAGTCTCGCGGCGGCGATCGTGGAGGTCTGATAGAGATATACAACACCCTATGGCCTCAGCTGGAGGCAGCCTTGCCCAACAACTTCCGTGGTTATGTCAAGGGCGACCTGCTGTACACTGCCACTCCGGGTGTGCAGGCCGGCAACTATGTGTTCCGACCCAATACCGTGGAGTATCGCATACCGGTCAAAAGCAGCCTGGGCCAGCGCATAGGCAACAGCAACATCGGCATCGCCATGCACAGCATGTATGCCGATCAGGGCGATGCCCGACAGCCCTTGAGCCGCGTGAAGTTCAACGATGTTCCTGGTCTGCTGTTGATCGAGCCCATCGTGAGCCGAGGCATTGAGCCTGATGCCCGCCTGATAAGTGAGATACGCCGAGTATTGAACGCCAACGGCACAGCCATTGACACCCTGTTCAACCCCGCAGAACTGCGCGCCCAGCAGATCACGGATCTGGCTCGCCTGTGTGTGGACTACATAAACTTCCGCATCGGTACCGGCAACTTTGACGACCTGGTCAGTGGCTTTGGTGAATGGTTGCAGACCCGGGTCACCCCGCGCAAATTCCGCAACATCATAGAATATCTCAAGAGTCCACAATCCAACACCGCGGCCTTGGCTGCTGCGTTCACACTGTTCTTGCTGCTGCACGATCTCAAGATGTCAGTGCTGGAACAGCTGGATCGGCAGAGCCCCGGCAACGAAGGCTGGGTCATGGCCACTCCTGCTGGCTATGCCAAGGCTGTAAACAGGTTTGACTTTACCGTGGCCAATCGCGCCAGAAACAACCCCTAGCCCACCATTTTTGCCAAGAATGGTAAATAAAAGCAGAGGTATAGCCTCACTTATCAAGGAGATTTAAAATGGCTTCAATTACCAAAGTTAACGGTACCACCCAACCAGTATTTGCTATCGACGTGCAGAATGGCTCGATCGCCAATACTGCCAACATCGCTGCCCAAGGTCCTGTGAACCTTGCTGGTCCCAAGCTGGACTTCTTCAGCTTGACAGCCAACAGCGCTCTCAGTGCTTCTGGCGCTGCCAACGCTTCGGGCTACATCAACAATGTGCTCCAGGCCATCCAGCAGACAGCTACCGTGGCCATGTATCAGGTCACACCGTCGGATGCCGCAGTGCTCAACATCGCTGTGTATCCCACAGGTGCGTTTACCACTGCCACCCTGGTCGCTGCTGCTCAAACAGCCAACGCCACCGGCGGCCTGAACATCGGCATCCCCACAGCCAACGTTGCTGGTGCTGCCACGTTCACCACCACACCTCTGTCCTGATCAGCGGGTTGATTCAGCAACTCACCCCGGACCTAAAAAATCCGGGGTTTTTGTTTGGCATTAAATATCATTCATGAAGATCCTTTGCCGCACCCTGTTTGATTGTTCCCATACCGGGGTCACAGGACACTATCGTGCCAGCCAGGTACCGTTCCAGGATCGCACAGGTCAGACCATTGAAAATCTAGATCAATGGAACCGCGCACGCAATCAACAGCGCAACTGGGAAACACTGCTGCAGATCATCGGTCTGCGTTGCCAACCCATGGACATAGTTTATCCTGTGCAACAGGACGATCATTGGCAGTTCCTGTTTGCCACAGACATGCCTGGAATATTTGATCCAGACTTTGCTGCACTGTATCAAGACTGTGCTGGTGTCCCCATGCTGGTGGGACTGGGCGAACACACAGCGACAGATCCTGTGCTCACGGTCACTGGGCCCACACAGAACATCTGGTTTGAGGCGCTAAATAGCTGAACGGAAAAACGCCATGCCAGATACCACAGACATCGAAAAGAAAAGCCTAGAAGCACACGTAGAGCTGTGCGCCGAACGCTATCGCTTCCTGGAACAGAAATTCGAAGTGGTGGAACAGAAGATCACCGATCAAGGCACTGTGATCCGCGAAGTGCATGACATGGTACAGAACATGGCGGAAAAACGCACAGACCAGATCATGGCCTGGGGCATGGCCGTCATAGGCTTCCTGGTGGGAGCAGTGCTGTGGTTCGGAGCACAATATCTACAACAGCTATGAACTATGAGCCCAAAATAGAATCTTGGGCCCGGCGCGAACTGCCGCGTCATTTTGATGCCATGATCATCGAAGATCAAGGGCAGATCCTGGCATTCGGGAACTACCGTATCGCCCCGCATCGAGGTCAGCAACAGATTTTCAAACGAGATGAACTGGTAGCAGCCATGGCCAACCGTCGCACTGCCATGAGCTACTGTGTGGCCGATCATAGACAGGATCTCAATCTAGCCCGGCAGATCCTGCAGCTGGATCAGGCACAACAGACCCTACAGACCGATGTGCGCGTGCGTCAAAAAGTGGCTGAACGCAGCAGCAGCGATCTCTTCCGAGAGCGCGTGCAGACCAAACTGCAATCGCGACAACAACAGCTCAGAGACATCACTTACCAACTGGAGAAATGCATCTCGCGTGCTAAATATCTACAACTTCGAGGATTCATCAATGAAACTGCAAGAACTCGCCGCACCTGACCGCAAAAAACAGACCCGTCAGGTCATGGAACAATACTTTGGCCGCACACCAGATTATCAGCGCCTTTCTGTTGCCGCTGCCCAACGCATGCTGCGCCGTGTGCGTGGCCTGATCCAAGAGCATCGGTACACCACTGCGCGCCACTACAGCGAGCAAGAACCTGCCTATCTCCGCTTGATCATGCTGGAACAGGCCCTGGCGCAACATGTGCAAGAAGAGATGATTCCTGTGGCCGCGCCAGCTACATCCACAGCCAAACCAGCCACTCAGAACAGCCAGACTGCACAGAAAACCACCGTGGATGTGAAAGATCCCAAACTGGCTGCTGCTCTCAAGAAAAGCCAGGCCGGACAATCACTCACACCAGACGAACAGAAGATGGTGAGTTCAGCTGCCTTGATGCAGCAGGAAAGCCGCCTTAAGCGTGCTCTTGTCACTCTCAAAGAAAGCGAAGTGCAACAGGCCCAAGTGGTGCTGGCTGCCCAGGACATGGTAGACAACATCCAGGGCATGATCGAAGATGCCACCGAAATGCAGTTCAAAGAGCTGCCGGCCTTGGTAGATTCTATCCGCAATCAGATCGGTATGGATCAAGCCATGCAATTCCAGCAGGAGGCCACTGCTGCCCTTACAGGGCTGGTGCAGGCCTTGCAGGGCACCAAGACCAATCTCGAGCAGGGTCTGGGCGTGGTCACTGGGCAGGCACAGGCCACTCCGGCTCTGGATGCGGCCATGTCAGCAGCGGATTCTGGTGCTGCACCAGTTCCCGGTGAAGAAGAAGTTGATCTCAGCCTGGATGCCAATCTCCCCGCAGAAGAACCCGAAGAGCCCCAAGAACCTGCGGGCACCCAAGGTGCTCTGGGACGCGGACGCAGATAATGCGGCTCAGGGAGCTGGCTGAGCCCCCGGTACCCAAGCCAGACCAATTGATGGGGCTGGTAGAGTTCCTAGCAGGCCGCGCTGATGATACAGGTGCACGACGCCAGATCAGCAAAAACGCTTTCATGAGCCTGGCCCAAGAACTGGGCATCAATGTCACTGCTGCCAATATTGCGGAAATCGTGGGCAGACCGCCGCTGAGCAACATGTTGGAGCCCTTGGATCCCAGCTCTGACGTCATAACCTTCCGCGGTGGCGAAGTCACACCTACCCAGATGCCCGTGAGCAAGGCCCAAGACATCGTGGCCCGAGCGGCCAAGTCTGCACTCAACAAACGCACCTAAATAAATATCCAGGTTGACAGCGCCCTATCGCTGTTGTACAATGAACCAAGGAGACGCACATGGCTTATTCAGCTGCTGTTATTGATCACTATGAAAATCCAAGAAATGTAGGATCGTTGAACAAAAATGACCCCACTGTGGGCACCGGAATGGTGGGAGCCCCCGCATGCGGTGATGTGATGAAACTGCAAATCCAGGTGGATGACAGCGGAGTGATTCGTGATGCTAGATTCAAAACCTACGGTTGTGGCAGCGCGATTGCTTCCAGCAGTCTAGTCACAGAATGGGTCAAAGGCAAAACCTTGGATGAGGCCATGGCTCTGAAAAATACCGAAATTGCGGAGGAACTGGCCTTGCCACCTGTGAAGATTCATTGTTCCATCCTGGCCGAAGATGCGATCAAAGCTGCCATCGAAGACTATCGCAAAAAACATGATCTCAGTGACTGATATCGCAGCCGAAAAAATCCGTGCTTCTATCCAAAAAAGAGGTCGAGGCCTGGGCATCAAGGTTGGTGTGCGTACCACTGGCTGTTCGGGCTTGGCCTATGTGCTGGAATATGTGGATCAAGAACAAGGTAGCCAAATTTGCACCCGGCACTTTGATACCAACGGTGTGCGAGTGTATGTGAATCCTGAGCATCTGGTGTATCTCGAAGGCATGACCATAGACTATCAACGGCGAGGCCTCAACGAAGGTTTCGAGTTCATAAATCAAAACGAAAAGGATCGCTGCGGCTGCGGCGAATCATTCCGAGTTTGATCACAGAACGATTTCAGTATGCGCCACTGACCCGAGAGAGCGTGGAGGGCCAGCGGCTTTACGCCACCCCCGATGGCCGAAAACTACCCAGTGTGACCACTATACTGGATCGCACCAAACCAGCAGAAAAACGCCAGGCTCTAGAAAACTGGCGCCGGCGTGTAGGACACGAAAAGGCACAGCAGATCACCACTGAAGCTGCCAATCGTGGTACCAGGATGCACAGCTACCTAGAGCACTACGTCATTAACGGCTCACATAAAGATCGTGGCACCAATCCCTTTGGTTGGGCCAGCCATGCCATGGCGGAAAAGGTCATCCAAGAAGGTCTGTGCCGGGTCACTGAATTCTGGGGCACAGAAGTTCCTCTGTATTTCCCTCAGATCTATGCCGGTACCACAGATTGCGTAGGCTTGCACGAAGGCATTGAAAGCATACTTGATTTCAAACAGACCAACCGGCCCAAAAAAACCGAATGGATCGAAGACTATTTTCTGCAATTAGCGGCCTATGCAGAAGCCCACAACGAAGTGTATGGCACGAGGATACGCCGCGGTGTGATCTTGATGTGCGCCCGGCCCGAGCAGGATGATCAAGGAAACTTCGTCTCAGAGCCCCAATATCAAGAATGGATAGTAGAAGGTTCTGAATTTGAACAATGGCGCCAGCGTTGGTGGAAGCGGGTAGAACAATACTACCAGGACCACGCATAAATACCCAATCACATAGGTAAATCAACATGGCCATTGTACAGGTATCGAGAATCACCCAAAGAAAGGGTCTAGAGCAGGATCTACCGCAGCCCTTGGCGGGTGCAGAACTGGGATGGGCTGTGGATCAACGCAGGCTGTTCATCGGCAATGGCACCTTGACCGAAGGTGCGCCCGTGGTAGGCAACACCGAAATACTCACAGAGTTTTCCGACATCCTGGGGTTCGCGGCCACCTACACCTATCAAGGAGAAGCAGCGGGTTATACTGTACAGACCGGAGTGACCTCTGGCACACCCGTGTCGCAGAGCCTGCAGAGCCGCCTGGACAGCTATGCCATAGTTTCAGATTTTGGTGCCACTGGCGATGGTGTCACCGACGATACCGCTGCCATCAATCGCGCGCTGTTCCAGTTGTACTGTGTACAGGCCAACTCACAGATCCGGCGCAGCCTGTTTTTTCCGGCCGGCACCTACAAGGTGTCTGACACCATCAAGATTCCGCCCTATGCCAAGCTCTACGGAGAAGGCGCCAACAGCTCAATCATTTCGTTCCAGGTAGAAATCTGGGCAGCCAACACTGCCTATGCGGATGGCGTACTGGTCAGCGACGAGGATCCCGGCACCGGTGTAATAACCTACTATCGCAGCGTGGCTGCAGTGCCCGGAACCGGTATACTGCTCACAGACGCAGACTATTGGGACAGTGTGAATTTGCCCAACTATGTGGTGCAGACCGCCGACAGCCTCCAGCAGACCGGCGTCAACCTCGGTCAAAACGGAGCCACGCTGCCGCGCAACGTGGAAGTCTCCAGCATGGCATTTGAAACCCAGACCTTTGGCAATGACAGTGCTCTAGGTCACCAGATCATGCTGTTGGAACAGGCACGGCAATTTTACTTCGATAGCGTGACCTGGCGAGGACCCCTGCTCACCAGCCAGCTGGATTCAGCTGTGGAAAATCTTGCTGCTGTGAGATTCGCCGGCACCCTGGCCACCCCACCCACACAGATCACCTTTGACAAATGCAGATTTCAGAATCTCACTTTTGCCATCAACACCGACGAACTGATCCAAGGTATCACGATCAGCAACAGTTGGTTTGACAGCCTTTATCAGGGTATCTTGCTGGGAGACAATGCTCCTGTGAACGGTGGCCCCACTGGTGTGCGTGTCATGCACAACATCTTTGACAACATCTATGCCGAAGCCGTGGTCATAGAAAACTGCAGCCTCAATGCCACGGGCTACAACACATTCCTGGATGTGGGCAACCAGTTCAACGGCGCTGCCAACCCGGCCACACCCATCATCACGATCAATGCCAACAACAACCTCAGCGTGGGAGACATGTTCCTACGCACTACCGCGCAGAGCCTGCAGGGTACAGGTTATCCTCGTATCCGTATCTTCGATTCAGGCACTGCCAGCACACCCACTGCCATTGGTATCACCAGCGGCAGCCAGATACAACTGGGCAATTATGTGCGCGAATCTGGAGTGCAGGTCACTCTAGAAGATGGGTTCGCTGACCAGGCACTGTTCACCTTTGACACAGCGCTGGCACAAAGCAACGGCGGTTTCCAGGCCTTGCGCATGGACTATACCATCTACAGGTTGACTGCTGGCACCAAGGCCGTGCGCACAGGATCATTCACCGTGGTAGCTGGAGGCGACGATTCTGCAGGTGAAGGTGTGGTGTTCGTGGACGACTATACCGAAAACGAGGGTACAGACATCGATCTCAGTGCCACCGAATCCAGTGATGTGGTTACGGTGAGTTATACTGCGGCAGCCACTGGTTTTGACGGAACCATATATTACAGCATCACGCATCTGGCCTGATGTGGCACCGATCCTATGCAGATCGATTGCAGTCGTGGCACGGGCTGCGCACTAATTCGCAATCACTGAGCCTTGTGCCCTGCCTTGAAACCATCAACGGCTGGTGGATGCGGTGTCCTTGGACCTCCTATTACCTACATTGGGACGATCTGGGGCAATGGCCCGATCCTTGGCAGTTGTTGCAAGACAATCGGTTCTGCGATCTTGCGCGCGGGCTAGGAATCCTGTATACTGTAGCCATGCTGGATCGTGATGATTTTGGTACTGTTGTGCTGGCACAGTGCGACCACGACAATTTAGTCCTGGTCGCTGACGGAAAATATGTTCTTAATTGGCAGCGCGACAGCATCGTAAATATCACTCCAGGCCCTGTGTCGCAACATCGCAGCATCGATCATATAAAAATACTAGAGAAAATCCATTAAAATCACATGAAAAGCATCACAGTAGTCAAACGAAACGGAGCGCGAGAGCCATTGGCTCTGGAAAAATGGCAGGCACAGATCGCAAAAGTATGCTCGGGCATCGCAGATGTGAGCCAGAGCATGATCGAGATCAAGGCGCAACTGCATTTTTACGATGGCATACCCACCACCGAAATTGACGGTATCACTCTGCGGGCCATTGTGGATCTCATCGATATCGAGGCCAATCCAGATGTAGGGCACACCAATTATCAGTTCGTGGCTGGCAAACAACGTCTAAGCATGTTGCGCAAGGATGTGTACGGCAGCTACACGCCCCCTCCCTTGTATGAAATCGTGCAACGCAATGTGGCCACCGGACTGTACACACCCGAACTGCTGACCTGGTACACGCCAGAAGACTGGCAGCGCATGGAAGACATGATCGATCATGCACGCGATGAAACCTACAGCTATGCCGCCATTGAGCAGCTGATCGAAAAGTATCTTGTGCGTAATCGCGCCACTCGAGAGATCTACGAAACGCCACAGGTGCGGTACATGATAGCAGCAGCCACGGTGTTCCATGGTGAGGAACCCAACACCGCGCGTATGCGCTACATCAAGGAGTATTACAATGCGGCTAGTGATGGTCTGTTTACTTTGGCTACCCCTGTTCTTGCTGGGCTTGGTACTCCTACCAAACAATTTTCTAGTTGTGTGCTTATACGCAGCGATGATGACCTTGATAGCATATTTGCTAGCGGTGAAATGATGGCCAAATATGCCAGCAAACGTGCTGGCATCGGTTTGGAGATTGGTCGTCTCCGCCCACTAGGTAGCCCCATCAGAGGTGGCGAGATCATGCACACCGGTATGATCCCATTCCTAAAGAAATGGTTTGGTGACCTACGTTCATGCAGTCAAGGCGGTATCAGAAATGCTTCGGCCACTGTGTTCTATCCCATATGGCATCATCAGTTTGATGACCTCATCGTTCTCAAAAACAACCAAGGTACAGAAGAGACCAGGGTACGACACATGGATTATGGTGTGGTGCTATCTGCGTTCTTCTGGCGTCGCTTCAAGAACAAGGAAGACATCACTTTCTTTGATCCCAACGAAGTGCCTGACCTATACGAAGCCTTCTATCGAGACGCCAAACTATTCGAAGAACTTTATGTAAAATATGAACGGCGTCGAGACCTACGCAAAAAGGTCATGAGTGCAGAAGAAGTGTTCAAAGGCGGTATCCTCAAAGAGCGCACCGATACCGGTCGGATCTATCTTGTGTTCATAGACAATGTCATGAACCAAGGACCATTCGATCCTGAGTATCATACCATATATCAGAGCAATCTCTGCTGCGAGATCCTGTTGCCTACTAAACCGTTCCGGCGCCTGGATGACGAACAAGGACGCATTTCGCTGTGCACCCTGGGAAGCATAAACTGGGGAGCTTTCCGAAATCCCGAAGACATGCGCCGAGCCTGTCGTATCCTGCAACGCAGTCTCTGCAACATCTTGGACTATCAAGATTTCCTCAGCATACAATCCAAACTCAGCAACGACGAGATACAACCTCTAGGTATCGGTGTCACCAATCTCGCCTACTGGCATGCCAAGCGCAGTCTCCGGTACGGTGAGCCCGAGGCCTTGGCCGAAGTAAAAAGCTGGATGGAACATCAGGCCTACTATCTCACCGAAGCCACCGTGGAACTGGCGCGCGAGCGCGGACCTTGCCTGCACAGCGCCCAGACGCGTTATGGTCGAGGCGAATTTCCCTGGGAGCGGCGTGCTGCGGCCGTGAATGAACTCACAGATTTTACACCAGAACTGGACTGGGAGTCTCTGCGTACCGAGATGCGACAGCACGGAGTCCGCAACGCCACCTTGATGGCCATCGCTCCGGTAGAATCCTCATCGGTAGTGATCAACTCAACCAACGGCATAGAATTGCCCATGAGCCTGATCACTGTGAAAGAAAGCAAGGCCGGGAGTCTTACCCAAGTGGTACCGGAATATCAGAAGCTGCGCAATCGCTATCAACTGATGTGGGATCAGACCGATTGCATCGACTACATCAAGACTGCCGCTGTGTTGGCTGCCTATGTGGATCAAAGCATCAGCACCAACACCTTCTACAATCCGGCCCACTTTTCAGATCGCAAAGTACCCACTACCTTGATCGCACACAATCTCATGCAGGCACATCGCTGGGGTATCAAGACATTCTACTACAGTCTCATCAACAAACAGGGCGCCAAAAGCCAGTCCGAAGACATGCCCGAACCGGCGCGGTCTGATTCCCTCGATGAAGCAGACTGTGAAGCCTGTAAACTATAGGAGCCGCCGTGAGCCGCGCACAATACAATCTCAACACTGCCACTGACTATCTTTCACGCTGTATGTTTCTGGATCCTGCCGGTCCTGTCACCATACAGCGATTCGAAGAAGTCAAGTACAACAAACTACAGAAATTTGAGCAGGAGGCCCGTGGTTTCTTCTGGGTACCAGAAGAGATCAGTCTCACCAAGGACGCACAGGACTTCAAAGAAGCCAGCGAAACTGTGCGGCACATCTTTACCTCCAATCTCTTGCGACAGACTGCCTTAGACAGCCTGCAAGGCCGAGGCCCCAGCCAGATTTTTGTGCCCGTGGTAAGCCTACCGGAGCTGGAAGCCCTTGTCTATAATTGGACCTTTTTTGAAACGAATATCCATAGCCGCAGCTATAGTCATATCATCCGCAATATCTATAATGTTCCTAAAGATGTTTTTAATACCATCCATGATACTCGCGAAATCGTGGACATGGCTGCAAGTGTGGGCAAATATTATGACCGTCTACACCAAATCAACTGCCGTCGTGAGATGGGTGAAACAGTTCCGGAAGCGGAACACATCGAGGCGATCTGGCTAGCACTCAACGCTTCCTATGCTCTAGAAGCATTCCGTTTCATGGTGAGCTTTGCTACCAGCCTGGCCATGGTGGAAAATCGTATCTTCATCGGCAACGGCAACATCATCAGCCTTATACTGCAGGATGAGATCCTGCATCGAGACTGGACCGGCTGGATCATCAATCAAGTGGTCAAGGAAGACGCCAGGTTCGAACAGGCTCGGGCACGTTGCGAAGCCGAAGTCATGGCCATGTACCTGGAGGTCATACAGGAAGAAAAGGCCTGGGCTGACTATTTGTTCTCACGGGGACCTGTGATCGGACTCAACGCTGCTATCTTGAAGGACTTTGTTGACTATACTGCAGCACAGGCCCTGCGCGAGATCGGTATCAAATACACCGAACCGGCACCGCGTAGTACACCCATCCCTTGGTTCAACAAGCATGTGGACACCCACAAAAAACAAACTGCACTGCAGGAAAATGAATCAACTAACTATGTTATAGGCGTCATGAGTGATCGACTGGACTATGATGCCTTGCCTGAACTATAAGGAACGCCAATGACCAAAGCAGTAGTATGGAGCAAATATCACTGTCCCTATTGTGACCAAGCCAAGAATCTCTTGGCATTGCGCGGCATAGAATTCGAAGAGCGCAAGATCGGAGACGGCTGGACGCGCGAAGACCTTCTAGCAGCCGTGCCTGATGCAAGAACAGTGCCGCAGATCCTGTTGGACGGCAAGCTAATCGGCGGATTCACAGATCTCAAAAAATATCTAGATGAGGCAACCAATGCAGCTTGATGTCAGCAAAGTATACACTTTCAAACTCAGCAGCGGCGAAGAATTGGTGGCCAAGGTCACATCTATAGACGGTGATTGGATCACTGTCAGTCACCCGGTTGCAGTGGCTCCTAGTCCGCAGGGCATGGCCCTGGTCCCTGCGCTGTTTACCGCAGACCATGAGAAAAAAATCTCGATAAATATCACGATGGTCAGCATGATAGCCACAACAGATAGCTCGGTAAAAAACAAGTACACAGAAGCTACTACCGGAATAGCATTGCCTGAAAAAAAATTAGTATTTGGATGACATGCCCAACGCGCAACGACAAGGAGATCCTAACACAGCCGGAGGAGTCAATACCTCTGGTGTAGGATCTGTACGCGTGAATGGCCGTCCCATAGTGGTGCCCGGCATCGGAGTCACACCACATCCCTGTTGCGGAGCTCCGGGATGTGGCATCCACTGTTCGGCTGTGACCACGGGCGGCAGCGCCAATGTGCGAGCGGGCGGCAGACCCGTGATACGCACCGGCGTTGACGCAGATACCTGTGGTCATCCTCGATCAGTGGGCAGTCCTAATGTGAGGATCAACTGATGGCACAAGGATTGGTGTCACCGCTTGCGCTCACAGCAGGTCGCAATTTTTACAACACCACTGGCAACACCGGTATCACTACCAATGCGGTGTTTACCTCCACAGTGGCCACCTACAACAGCAATGCACTGATGGCCAATCTCTTACCAGCCTTGACCAATGCGGCTGCTCTGGTGTCGGCCAGCAGTATGAGCACTGCTACGTTGAACAGCATCAGGACTCTGGGCAACAGCACAGCACCGGCCTTGGCCGACAGTGTGCCGGTAGGGATCTCGGTCACGATCGGCAATACCGGAGTCACTGGGCAGATGTTGGCCAATGCCAGCACCTATCTTGGTTCCGGCAACTTCAGCGTATTCGCCCAGGCATTCGGTGCCGCACTGGGCTACATCACGCTGACCAACAACATCATCAACAGCGCGGTGAACAGCAACAGCTATCTTGGTCCCACGTTTGAAAACATGGATGATCTCATCACCGGCGATGTGACCAGGGTCAATCTTGCGCTGCGGGTATTGGGACAAGATCTCGATGACTTGGGAGAGCTGTTTGACTTTGCAAATTTGGATTTTTTCGGCACCCCTGCAGGGCTGCTGAATCAGCTCAGCGCTCGCGGCAACATGATCAATGGCTCCACCCCTGCTGTCACCGCAGCTCTGCAAGATCAAGGCCTCACACTGCAAAACATCGCGGATCTGGTCAACCTCAACGTGGCCAGTCTGTTCAATCCTCAGGGTCTCACCACCAATCAATTTGACGCTCTGCAGAAACGGGCTTACCCAGGTCTGTGCAACGTGATTGATGCGGATCTTCAGGATGTGTTGGATATACTAGACATCACCACGCCCAACATCCAGGCCATGTGCGATCTGCTGGATCCTGCCAAGATCTTGCCCAACAGCTATCTCAGTCTCACCCTGCCCACACCTGCCGGTGATATCTTGATCTACAATGAGGATGGATCAGTGAACAGCCAAGTGGAACAGACCTTGAACGATGGCAGTATCACACCGCAGGGTTGCGATCAGCTGGCCAAGATCATACCGGCGGATCAAGCAGCTGCCAATCGAGCTCTGCAGGTGGCCTTGGGGCAGATCAAGAACATTGGTAATCAGACCACTGCGTCGCTGGCGAGATTGTTGACATGAGCCTATCCAGTCTCAAAAATCTTCCACTGGCAGCCACCGGATCTTCTCCATTACCATCGGATGTGCAGCAGTATTACCTGACCACTCTGGCCCAGGGTAGTGGACCCAACGGCACCTTTTTGGTCACGGATTTTTTTGGCACCGCGGCCGGGCTGCCCAGTACCGAATATCTTAGCACAGTGAACACCATCATTGCCCAGCGTCTGGCGGACGGCACCTTGACCAATCTTAATGTGCTCTACGGACAACTCTTAGACACCGTGACCGGAGTGTATGGTACACCACCAACCATAGTGATACCGTCTGGACCAGCTGCAGGCACCTACGCAGATTATGACAGCGCTGTCACTGCCTTGGTATCTGCTATCAATTCTGCCATTGCGGTGGCCAACACGGTCATGGCCGCCGATGCTGTGACCATGAACGCTGCCTGGCAAGACATGGTGAGCCATTTTGCCAACGAATCTGTAAACCAGACTAGGGCCAGCGTGAGTTTCACTACCATTCCAGGCGATGCACAACTGCCGGTCACGGCCTTTATGACTGCGCTCAATGGTTATGGAGTGGATACTCAACAAGGCATGAGCGCCCAGTTCTTGGAAAGCATCGCGGATCTGACCAACCGCGCTGGCCAGGCCATGGTAGGTGCTCTTAGAGAAGGCCGCAACAATGCGAGCATGGATGCAGATTCGGTAGGTCACGACAACGTGGTACCAGATCTGCCCTCGAGCGCGCCACCTCAGGCCACGCTGATCAACAGCCAATACACGGTCACAGAAGCCCGTGCTCTGGTCCAATCACGGCTAGCACCCTAATATCAGGGTGGTTGACCGAATATTCCATTTTCTGTATACTATGTTTATTCTTTAGAAGTAGGAGCAGATATGGGACTCACGCATCCCAGTAAATATTCGGCGCAGATCCAGTTTGATGATCCGCGTTTTGACGGAGTTGACATGGCGGCAGATTGGATCCGCGATCTGGAAAGTTCAGACAGCCGCCTTCACAAAGAACGAGTGGTGGAAAAAGCTCTCATGGCCGCGCGCCTGGGATCAGCATCGGCCCAGGGATTCCTTTACAACTGCTATCTGGCCCTCAACCCCTTCTTCGTGTACGGGGTGAAAAAGGTTCCTGAAAGTGCGGGCTTGACTGATCGCGACAACCCCTGGACAGCATTTTGGGGACTGTGCGAAAGCCTGCGTACCCGTTCGGTCACGGGCGGCGATGCCCGCCAGGCTATAGCGGACATGATGCTGAGATTTGATTCCGAGCAGTGGAACGGCCTGGCCCGGCGGGTGCTGATCAAGGATCTGCGCTGTGGCGTGTCGGAAAAAACCATCAACAAGATCTGCGGCAAAACCGAATACGCCATTCCGGTGTTTACCTGCCAGTTGGCACAGGATTCCGGCGACCATCCTGCCAAAATGCAGGGCACCAAACGCCTGGAAGTTAAGTTGGACGGTGTTCGTGTGCTGGCCATGTGTTATGTTCGCAGTGGCACCGTGAATCTCATGAGCCGCAACGGCAAGGCATTCACCAACTTCGGGCACATCGAACAGCAACTGATGCCACACATCAAAAGAATCAGCATGAAGATGTTCAATACTGGCGCGGACTTTGTGCTGGATGGTGAGATCGTGGGTGAATCATTCCAGGCCCTGATGCGCCAGGCACAGAGGAAAAAAGATGCTGATGCCGCGGATTCGATCTATCATGTGTTTGACATCATGCCCATGGAAGACTTCTACCGTGGGTACTGGAATGCACAACAACACAAGCGACTGACCAAATTGGAATCCGTTCGAGATGTGCTGGCAGAATATTGCCCGGCCATCCAAATCATGCCGGGCATGACTGTGGATCTCAACGGGGCGGAAGGACATGACGTCCTACGCAGGTTCGCGGATGCCTCGGTAGAGCAGGGCTATGAAGGCATCATGATCAAGGATCTCGATGCTCCATATGAATGTAAGCGATCTAGCTTCTGGATGAAGTGGAAGCCCACCATCACGGTAGACTTAAATATTGTGGGAACGGAAGAAGGCACCGGTCGCAACCAAGGCCGGTTGGGTGCGTTGATTTGTGAGGGAGTAGACAATGGACGTGACATTCGTGTTAATGTTGGCAGCGGTCTGCGTGATAGCGATCGTGATGAGTTCTGGAAGCATAGGAGTGACCTACTTGCTAGAGTCGTGGAAGTTGAGGCGGATGCGGTCACGCAAAACCAAGACGGAACCTACAGTCTGAGATTCCCCCGATTTGTCAGATTCCGTGGGTGGGAAGCAGGGGAAAAAATCTAATGTACGTGATAGTAGCAGCCATCTTTTCCACAGTGACCAATCTGTCAATGACCGTGACCTTGCCGGATCAGTATGACGACTATGCGGACTGCCTGTACTGGGCCACCACCTACAAGGCATCAGTGAACGATCAGGAGGGTTCTGTCAGGGTGCGAGAGGTACAATGTCGGCTAGGATAATCTTGTGGTTTGCTGTGGTGGTCATGGCTGTGGAAGCCTTGGTCATGACAAACTTGTGGGCACACTGGGCATGGGCCTTGTGTTTGCTGTGGTTGGTATCTTGTTAGAATCAATATAATTGTGACATCCCAGGCTGTTCACATCACGCGTGAACCTATGACTCGGCCAAAATTAATTTCGCCGAAATATTAGCGTTTCGTCTTTGATTGCTGTATAAATACGATTTGCATGGTGCCATTGGACCATGCGAATTTTCTTGCTTAACCTAAAGGAGAAAAATGCAATGAAACTCAAACCCCTACACGACCGCGTGGTCGTCAAAATCCTCGAAGCAGAGAGCCGTACCGCTTCGGGCATCGTGATCCCTGATGCAGCACAAGAAAAACCCACTCGCGGACGAGTTCTGTCTGTGGGCGCTGGTCGCAGGCTGGAAAACGGCACTGTGCTCAGCATGGCTGTCCGAGTTGACGATGAAGTGTTGTTCGGCAAGTATGCCGGACAGGTAGTGAAAGTGGACGGTGAAGAGATCACCGTGCTCAAAGAAGAAGACATCTTCGCCATCGTTGAACAATAAAAGGAGATCATGATATGTCAGCAAAATCCGTAAAATTCGGCGCGGACAGCCGCGACCGTTTGGTGCAGGGTGTGAATACTCTTGCCAACGCAGTAAAAGTCACCCTGGGTCCCAAGGGACGCAACGTGGTGATCCAGAAATCATTTGGCGCACCCGTGGTCACCAAAGACGGTGTCACTGTGGCCAAAGAAGTAGAACTTAAAGACGCCCAGGAAAACATGGGTGCGCAGATGGTGCGCGAAGTGGCATCAAAAACCGCGGACCGCGCCGGAGACGGCACCACCACTGCCACTGTCTTGGCCCAGGCCATCGTGCGCGAAGGCGTGAAATACGTGGCTGCAGGCATGAATCCCATGGACCTCAAGCGTGGCATCGACACCGCCACTCGTGCCATCGTTAAAGAGCTTGAGGCTGTGAGCAAACCTTGCACCACCAATCGCGAGATAGCCCAGGTGGCAGCACTGAGTGCCAACTCCGATTCTGCCATTGGCGATATCATTGCCCAGGCCATGGAAAAGGTTGGAAGCAAGGGTGTGATCACCGTGGAAGATGGCAAGGGCCTGGACAACGAACTCGAAGTGGTTGAAGGCATGCAGTTTGATCGCGGCTATCTTTCGCCTTACTTCATCAACCAGGCCGACAAGCAGAATGCCGAGCTAGACAATCCTTACATCCTGTTGCATGACAAGAAGATCTCTAACATCCGTGACCTCATCCCGGTGCTGGAGCAAGTGGCCAAAGCTGGCCGGCCACTCTTGATCATCGCGGAAGATGTGGAAGGCGAAGCCCTGGCCACTTTAGTTGTGAACAACATGCGTGGCATCCTCAAGACCGTGGCCGTGAAAGCACCGGGCTTTGGCGATCGCCGCAAGGCCATGCTGGAAGACATCGCTGTGCTCACAGGTGGTCAGGTCATCGCTGAAGAGCTAGGACTAACCCTGGAAAAGGTCACATTGGCCGAACTGGGCCAGGCCAAACGCGTGGAAGTCAACAAAGAAAACACCGTGATCGTGGACGGTGCTGGGGACAAGGCCGCAATCGAAAATCGTGTGCGAGCAATCACCACGCAGATCGAAGAGGCCACTTCGGACTATGACAAGGAAAAGCTGCAGGAGCGCATGGCCAAACTGGCCGGCGGTGTGGCCGTGATCCGAGTGGGTGCAGCCACAGAAGTGGAAATGAAGGAGAAGAAGGATCGCATCGACGATGCCCTGCATGCCACTCGCGCTGCCGTGGAAGAAGGTGTTGTGGTGGGTGGTGGTGTGGCGCTGTTGCGTGCTGCGCGTCGTGCCCAGATCGATCTGCCGGTAAACAATCCGGACTTCAAGGCCGGCGTGGACATCGTGTTGCGCGCCGCAGAAGAGCCCATGCGTGCCATCGCTTTCAACGCTGGCGCAGAGCCCTCGGTGGTGGTGAACCGTGTGCTGGAAGGCTCGGGCAATCATGGCTACAACGCTGCCACCGACACCTATGGTGATCTGGTGGAACAGGGCGTGATCGATCCCACCAAGGTCACACGCACGGCCATCACCAATGCTGCCTCGGTAGCTGGTCTGTTGCTCACAACAGAGTGCTCGATCAACGAAATCCCCGAAGACAAACCTGCTGGGGGTGGCGGGATGCCTCCCGGCGGAATGGGCATGATGTAAATAGAAAAGGGAGGCTGGTCCTCCCTTTTTTTCTATATGACATTTAGACCTCGCATGGACCTTGATATGTTGCGCTCGGAATGGCTGGTAGAAAAGGCCATGGCCAGTGATACCTATGCTCAAAATCTCTATGCGGCCATGTGCAATCGAGAATGGCAACATCAAGACGTGTGGACGGTGCTAAACGACCAGGTCTGGTCATGTTCGTGGCGCAGTGCCGGCGACATCGTGGCTAATATCCAGGGCAAAGGCGACTACATGGACTGGTATTGTTCGGGTATGACGGGCATTCCGGACAATCACGGACAAACTCCAAAACAGTTTGTACCAGAAGGTCACATCACAGCAGAAATACGCGAGGATCTGGCCAAACTGGGCTGGCATCCGGTAGACATAGAAAGCACTCGATGAAAGTTTCAATTTTAATCGATCAACCCAGTATTGATCTCCGTGTCTTTGATTTTTTAAGAGCCGAATTATATTCTAAACAGAAGGATGTCTTTATCGAATATCATACGGATCCGAATGCCTTATGCGGTGCAGACAAAAAGATATTGTTTTCATATATGCCCTCACACCTAGACCACAATCTAGATGATTTTGATCTTGTGTTTTTCTCTAATGGAGACGAGACCACCACTGTGGCCACGGAATGCTTGCTAGAACACCTCGATCATCCGCATGCTTACCTACTGGCCAATGCCTGGTTGCATCAAGGGCATGCATTGTACCACAAGGTTATATCATGCAATAATGATTTCTTGATTACTAGACAATATTGGACCAATGCATATTTTCCGCAATATCACAGTCATCAGGTCGCAGCACCTACCAAAGTCACTGATCTATTTTTTATCAATGGTGCCAATCGTTCTTGGCGGCATCATGTCATTGAAGAGATCAAGAAACAGATCCCAACATTGTTGTGTCATTCAAGTCTGAGCGATGTGATACATGAAACAGACGACGCTTTCTGGGAATCAGACCAAGACAGCGCGTTCCGAGAATATGTGAATACACGGTATTCAATCAAACGTAATGTTTCCAGCAGGTACTATGAAAATTCTGTGTCTTTTCCAGTTCCTTCTGGTGTTTTGGGCTTGCCACAGGGTGAATGCATCATACCCCCCGGTTATTTTATCACCAATCACTATTATCAGTATCGTTGTGTAATCTTTCCAGAGGCGACTTGGAAAAACAACGAAGCGTCGCCAACAGAAAAGATCGCCAAGTGTTTTTTTGCCAAAACCTTGCCATGGCCGGTAGGCGGCTCCAAAATCAATCAGATTTACAACGCTCTGGGCTTTAGAACTGCATGGAATCTCTTGCCTGAGACATTGCGAGATTATGACGATGAAAACGATCATATCAAACGTCATAGCAAGATGTCAATTGCCATGGCATGGCTTGCAGAACACAGCGAAATTTTGAAATCTCAGGCCTGCCAACAGATCATTGACCAAAATTACATCACCTTTCTTTGCAACGACATAGACGCCAGGTCGGTTGCAAGGCTCCAAAAATTATTGCTTGACCAATAATTGATTTCTGTGCTAGAATAGCAATATCATAAAACACTGGAGGTTGCTATGAATTACTGGGGATTTTTGCGTTGGCAGTTCCGGGGCTGTTTGGCCAGTCCTACTTTCTGGGGTTTCCTGGCCTTGGCTGTGGCCACTGTGCTGATGCTGTTCGCGGCTCCCACAGCCTTGATCATGACCGTGGCGGCCACTGGTGCTGGCTTGGTTATCTTGGATGCTGGCATCTCGTGGTTCCGCATGAGCTACAGCATCTATGAATCCGAACAACAGCAGATCGAGCGCCGACTGGGAGACCGATAACATGAGATCACTGGCTCTAGCTGTCGCGGCTGTTTCTGCATTCCTGGTGGTCACCCGTTGGGGCACGCCCGAGGCCATAGCCTGGACTGTGGCTTTTTGTGGTTGGTTGCCGCATGCGTTTGATGACAAGAAGGAGAGGGATAATGGCCACCAAGCGTGAAAAACAAGAACTCATGGACACTCTGAAGTTTACACCCATCCGAGCCCGATTGTTGATCCAGGGCTATGGTGGCGAGTGCTATATCGGGTCAGTGAGCCGTGCAGACTACGAAGTGTTCAAGGCCCGGCGGGTGGACCTCGATCAGTATCTGGGAGACTGGGACAATGAGCTGTTCCAGGATATCCCCACAGAGAATCGTTTCACAGAACCCGGGCAGGCCTATGAGTGCGACGATCTGTTCCACGGTTCAGGTGCTACCATGGATGACAGCAGTTGGATCACCGTCAGCAATGACGAAACAAACGAGGATCTGTTCCGGACCAATTTGGACATAGCCCACCTGGAACAGCAGGGCATTGGGGTAGATTGCAGTGAAGGTTTTGAAAGCGACGAACTGGATGATGGCACAGTGATCTTCTGGGGTGGTCAAGGTGAAAAGGGCTGTTTCTTTGATGCCGAATTTACTTTGACAAAACCCTTTGATCCACGACTGCTGAAGATTTACTACGGCAACGGTGATGGGTGGAACATTCTAAGCCATGTGGAATACGATGGTCAGGATCTAGAAGGCCAAGATGGATACAGCACCACTGGTAAATGGAGCGAGAACAAGTTTCATATCGTGGGTGAGGAAGCGGTCTATGAAAGCGAGTACCGTGACGAGGACGATGATGACGATGGCGATGTACCAGTGCTGGAAGGCGAGGAGATGTGGGCCCAAGAAGCCATCGACTCCGAACTCGACACCTGGGAAGGCATCCCACTGTCGCCCTGGCATGAGGGCAACGTGAAGCCAACAGTGAAAGGTCGTTACCAGGTATTTGAAAAGGATGCCAGCTGGCCATTCCCCATGTGGGCAGAGTGGACCGGTCGTTCTTGGACGGACGATGGCAAGAAAGTTAAAGTAAAACAGTGGCGGGGACTGAGTCAACCCGCAGACTAAAGAACGCGGCGCCTAGTCAGCGCATAGTGTGACCCGCATGATGAAGTGGCGTGACAGCCACGGGTGGTTCCAGTCCAACCGAACTGGCGCTGGCAATGCGTGAACGGGCCTGTGGAGAGCGGGTGTCCTGCTACCTTATTCTGCCTTAGGCAGAAATTTTGCCTGCTGAGGTGTCCACTGGGGCGATGGCTGCCGGTGAGGGGCTAACCAGGCGTAGTGGGTCGAAAGGTAAATGACCGCGACGGAGCCGTCAGAGCAGTTTTTTTTTTTGGAAAGGAACATGGCATGAAGATCCATCCCCGTGAATGGTTGGCCTATGTGAAATGGCGCATCATGAAACTGTTTCGAAAACGGCGATACGTCACCTGAGCAAAGCCACCGAAAGGTGGCTTTTTTGATTGCATACCTGTGTAAATCATGCTAAACTACTATGGCAGTGAAGGGGCGATGGTAGGCGCAGGTCCGGCACGCACCCGGGAAGGTGAGCCGTGGCGACAGCAGTGACTTGGGAAGTCCTACGAGGGTGTGGCACCAGGCGATGTGATCAGCCACCCAGGATCACGTCAAAACCCACATGATGTCCAACAGGACCTCTCTGTGGGGAGTACGCCAGGCCAGTGGCAGGGTGAAAAGCAGGTAGCAAGAACTGTATCGAACCGGAGATCTCTATTCATATGTCAAAGCAATTCGATCCACTTGGAAAAACGGCCCCGGAACTGCACCGATTTTGGTTCTTGGTATCCACCCAGGAGCAATGGTATGGGATCATGCGTGAGTGCCGGGCCTGGTTCGGAAAAGACTGGCGCGGTATGAGCAAGGTGCGCCGCAAACTGGGATCAAAACACAGCCCTCGGCCGCAGTTGGTGCCGGTCTGGTTTGAAGTGCCAGATCCGCGTTTCGCCACCTGGATCGCCGTAAAAATGAGCCTGCAGGTACAGAGTGATGCCAAGTATCAAACCAATAAATAATCGATTATGTTCCTGACCTACCTCATGCTGTTTGTGGCCCTGTGCCTCAGTGCCGTGGCCGCTTTTTACTCTATCATAGGACTCACGGCCATATTCGCAGCCGCGGTATGGCCCATCGTGATCATGGGCACCATCCTGGAAGCGGCCAAGCTGGTGGTCACAGTGTGGCTGCACGAGTACTGGCAGGATGTCAAACTCAGCATGAAGATCTATCTAGTGCCCGCGGTGTTCACGCTGATGGTGATCACCAGCATGGGCATCTTCGGATTCCTGTCAAAGGCGCACCTCGACCAGACAGTTCCCACCGGAGATGTGCAGGCCCAGGTGGCCTTGATCGATGAAAAGATCACCAACGAACGAGACACCATAGCAAACGCTCGCACCTTGCTGGGACAACTGGATCGGGCAGTGAGCGATCTGGCCGCTGCCGGAGATCGCGAGGTCAAGAACCGTGATGGTTCTGTCACTGTGCAGACGGCAGCCGAACGCAGTCTCCAGGTGCGCAGACAACAGGCCCGAGACAGGGCCGCGCTCACTAAGACCATAGAAGACAGCCAGGCCCGCATCGTCAAACTGCAGGAAGAGAAGGCACCATTCGCCAAGGAACTGCGCAAGGTGGAAGCCGAGGTTGGTCCTATCAAGTACATCGCCGCCTTGATCTATGGCGACAATCCTGACGCCAATCTCCTGGAAAAAGCAGTACGCTGGGTGATCATAATACTCGTGATAGTGTTCGATCCCTTGGCCATCATGATGCTGCTGGCCGCCACAGAGAGTTATCGCTGGGAACGTGAGCGTCGCAAAACTATAGTACCAGTCACACCAGAACCAGAACCTATACCAGACTCGGAACCTGTACCAGACTCTGAACCTCCGGTGCTAGGGCCCAAACCAGACAATCCAGTAGAGTACAAGGTACTGGATGATGTCAGTGAGCCAGACTACATTGAACCAGCAAAGGTTTCAGATATCTCAAAAAATGACAGCTCAGCATCTAACACTGAAATCGAAGCAATTCATGATACCGACGACACAGACAATGCAATAGTAGCCGACGAAACAAATCATCGAATCAAAGAAGCCATGAAACGATGGAAGGCCGAAAATCCTACAAAGACGCTGAAGGAACAAAGACATAGACTGGAGCTGGGTGTCATTGACGAATTACCCTGGATGACTTTGTTAGCGGACAACACAAATGATCGCGAAATCAACACAGGTTTCGGAACCGCATTCCCAGAAAACAGTGCCAAAGGGGATGTGTTTGTGCGTGTAGACAGATTGCCCAACACAGTATTCAAGTACAATGGTCAGAGTTGGATAGAAGTCGACAAGAATCACAGCACCAGTTATACCTATGACGAAGCATACATAGATTATCTGATAGAACAGATAGATCGAGGCACTTATGACCCGGAACTGCTGAGCTCAGTGGAAGCAGATCTCATAGCCAAACGTATCAATCCAACTGATCGAACATGATCCAAGATGCCATCAATGTCTGCAGTTTCTGCAGCAAGCACAAAGATGCGGTGGCCAAACTCATAGTTGGTGGAACAGCAGCCATCTGCAACGAATGTGTCGATCTATGCGAACATCTATTGCAAGAACAGACGGCACCATCGACAAAAAATACCAAGGACATCGATCCGGTACAAATCAAAAACTTTCTTGATCAACACGTGATCGGCCAGCACGACGCCAAGATAGTGTTAAGCGTGGCGATAGCTAACCATTACAAACGCATCAATTGCGCAGCCACTGACGTGGAAATAGAAAAAGTCAATATCCTGATGTTAGGGCCCACTGGCTGCGGCAAAACGCTGTTGGCAAAAACCGTGGCACGATATCTGGATGTGCCATTCGTGATAGCTGATGCCACCAGTCTCACAGAAGCGGGCTACGTAGGTGATGATGTAGAAAGCATGATTTCCCGCCTGTACAATGCTGCTGGCCAAGACATAGAACGATGCCAACGAGGCATAGTGTTTATAGATGAAATAGACAAGATATCACGCAAAAGTGAAAGTGTGAATATCAGCCGTGATGTCAGTGGTGAAGGTGTCCAACAGGCCTTGTTGAAAGTGGTTGAAGGTACAAAATGCAGGGTCACACCTCAGGGTGGCCGCAAGCATCCATCTGGAGATACGGTAGAAATAGACACTACCAATATCCTGTTCATAGCTGGAGGTGCTTTTGTGGGTCTTGATGCCTTGATAGCCAACAGGACCAAGGGAACCAGCATAGGATTTAGAGCCAGTGTGGATTCTGTCACATCGGGTGATCTTTCACGGGATTTGACGCCAGATGATCTGGTGAAGTTTGGATTGATTCCAGAATTCGTGGGCCGTTTTCCCACCTGGGTCACACTGCGACCATTGACAAAAACAGACTTGATCATGATTTTGCAACAGATCAAAAATAACTATGTGGCTCAGTATCAATGGTTGTTTGAGCAGGACGAAGTAGAACTCCGATTCACTTCTGCGGCTCTGGATCTCATAGCCGACAACACCTTATCAAACAAAACCGGTGCTCGTGGTCTGCACAGTGAGCTGGAAAGGATCTTGATGCCGCACATGTATCAATTGACCAGCTATCGAAAACAGGGTATTAAGTGCGTAGATATAGACGAGCAAATGGTAAATACTCCCATGCAACTTCGGACGATTAATGAGTAAATTTGGAAGAACAGTCACGGTAGGTGATGGCAACGTTGAAAAAGCCCTGCGCAAGTTCAAAAAAAAGATACAGGCATCAGGAATACTCAATGAACTACGGGATCGTGAACATTTTGTAAAGCCTACCACAGAGAGAAAAATCAAACGCAACGCTGCTCGAAATCGTTGGCGCAAATATGTGCAGAGTCAGCAATTGCCACCCAGACAGTATTGACAAATCAATCGCCTTGCTGTATAAATAGATTTGTAGTGCCGATGTCGGGCTACACAGTCATTCTTGCTTAACGAAAGGAGAATACGATGACTAAAATCACATCTTTTGATCTTACCCCGTTTTATCGCAACACAGTAGGCATGGATCGCCTGTTTGATCGCATTACCAGTCAGCTGGATGCAGCATCAGGTAATTATCCTCCCTATGATATCGTCCGCACCGGTGATGACTGCTATGAGATACGCATCGCTGCTGCTGGTTTCAAACAGGGTGAAATAGATTTGGAATTCCACGAAGGGCGTCTCAATGTCACAGGCAGGCAGACCCTAGAAGAACGTGCAGAGGTAGAATATCTGCATCACGGAATTTCCAATCGAGGTTTTCAGCGTGTGTTCACACTGGCCGATTATGTGGAAGTAAAAGGTGCTGTGATGAAAGATGGTATCCTGACAGTGCAGCTGGAACGCATCGTACCAGATACCATGAAACCCAAAAACATTGCCATTACCTACGCGGGTTAACCTGCTAAATATGACGGTGGCATTATGCCACCGTCAATTTCGAAAGAGATTCCTGCAATGTCAAACGACGACACCAACGTCAAGATCAAAATCAATCATCAATTGCAAGAGCCGGTTTTGTTCCGAGTGATATATCTCAACGACGATGTCACTTCTTTAGAATTTGTGATCGACAGTTTAATACAATGGTTCAATTATTCCGATCAGGAGGCACAGGATGTTGCCGTTGAAATCCATCAGACTGGGTCAGCTGTGGTGGCCGTATTACCATTTGAAATAGCAGAACAAAAAGGTATAGAAATCACGATGCAAGCCCGAGCACAGCATTTTCCCTTGCAGATCAAACTAGAGCCAGAAGCAGTCTAAACACCATACACACAAGATATAAAAATTTGTCTTACAGAATTATAATCTGAACCTTGCCTTAATTTCTATCCATCAACATAGATGAATATCATACTCGAAAACCAAATACACCTGATACCGGACAGTTTTACCAAGCTGCAACTAGATACCTTTCGCGATCTTACCAATGGACACACAGTGTCCGCGTGGTGCGTGATCGAGAATCTACCGTTGCATGAATTTGCAACACTAGATGCTCATACCCAATTGCATCAAGAGTTGATAGTACAGTATAAAAAACGTAATTGGGACTTTTGTGTGTCAGCCATCGACAGTTTGATGGGTCGCTGGAACGGCGAATTGAACTCTTTCTATCATGACCTTTTGACCAGGGTCAACCATTATCAATCAGCGCCACCGGAGCAAGACTGGGACGGATCAATACCGCGGCGACTTATGTGAATTTTTCCGCAAGCAAAGAGCAGCATAAATTATTGGCACGGTGATTGCGATCGCCTGCACCTGACAAGGAATATCACGCATGAAAAAAATAGGTTTTATAGGCCTGGGAAAATTGGGAATGGATTGTGCTGAAGTGTTTGCCACAAAACATGAGGTATATGGTTATGATATTGTCGCCAGACAAAGTGATTGGGTCAAGGTAACGCCGATACAGGAAGTGATCGAAAACAGTGAATGGATTTTCATTGCCGTGCCTACTCCGCATGCTGAAGGGTATGATGGATCAGTGCCCAGCAGTCACATGGAACCCAAAGATTTTGGGCATGAAGCTGTGAAAGATGCCATCTCCAGCATCAACAAATTTGCATCTAGCCCTAAAAAAGTGGTATTGATATCCACTGTGTTGCCCGGCACTACACGCAGACACTTTATCGACCTGTTAGACTCCAAACATCAATTCCTTTACAATCCCTACCTCATAGCCATGGGCTCTGTTAAATGGGACATGGTAAATCCAGAGATGGTTATGATTGGAACAGAAGATGGGGATCGCAATGCACTAGCAGGTGAGCTGATTGACATCTATAACACTGTAATGGAGAACGATCCCAGATATGTAGTAGGGACCTGGGATGAATGCGAGGCCATCAAGATCTTTTACAACACTTTCATATCGGCCAAGGTGGGTCTGGTTAACATGATCCAGGATTTTGCTCTCAAAATTGGCAACATCAATGTAGATGTGGTGACAGATGCCCTAGCTCAATCAACCATGCGTATCATGGGACCAAAATACATGACCGCCGGCATGGGAGACGCAGGTGCCTGCCATCCTCGAGACAACATCGCACTCCGCTGGCTGGCACAGGAATACGACATCGGTTATGACATGTTTGATACCATCATGCATGCGCGAGAAGTGCAGGCTAAAAATCTGGCGAAATTTTTGGTCGAGCAGTCTGAGCTTTATAATTTGCCAATAGTGATCCACGGTAAGGCTTACAAACCGGATGTTCCTTACTGTATAGGCTCATATTCTACATTGGTGGCGCATTATGTAAAAGAACTGCACAGAAACGTAGTGTATCTTGACCCTCTGGCCGATGACCAAAAAGATGTGGTCGAGGAATTGCCCGGACCGGCTGTGGTTCTGTTGGCGCATAATCGACATATCACCTATGGGTATACCGGACAGAATGCCGAAGATCATTTTTATTCCAACATAGCCAGTGGTAGTGTTTTTGTTGATCCATGGCGAGCCATGCCCGATACCGAGGGATATACTGTGATCCATTATGGCAATACCCGATCACGCTAAGTGGCGACGAGCACACATCGACCCTTGGTGGGATCTCAGCTATCGCGATCTTGAATATATAAACGAACCGTTCAATGATCCGGTCAGTCTTGCCGAGTGGCGCCGGCTTGGTTATACTCAAACCAGGTTCACGGGTGACATGTATGACATGCGCAACGCAGAACCCCAATGGCTGGAACCGTTCCGCACAGAATTCCCATGGCGATATTTTTCTTGGTCGGTATACCGTATGGGTCCCGGCACAGTATTGCCAGAACATCGTGATACCTATGCGAGATTTAAACAAATACATCACATTGAAAACTCGCAAACCATCTACCGTGCCGTGGTTTTCTTGGCGGATTGGCAAAGCGGACATTATCTCGAAATCGATAAGCACCCTGTCACACAATGGCGACGCGGTGACACAGTGGCATGGCAAAACGACGTACCACATCTCGCTGCCAACATGGGGACCGCAGATCGATACACTTTACAAATAACCGGAGTCTGCGACGAAAATCCATTCCTATAACGAGTGGGACTGCCTCAAAGAGATTGTTGTTGGCACCGCTTATCAGGCCAATTGGCCTCGCAACGACCCTGTTTGGGCTGAAGAAAAACATCGAACTGTCTGGACGGAATCTAAGCCTCCGTCAGGACCTGTGCCTGATTGGATCATCCAAGAAACCGAAGAAGATCTTGCCGGCCTATGCGACATCCTCACCCAAGCCGGAGTGATTGTACATCGACCTGCCCGGATAGACTATCAGATGTCCGATGGGTTCAGCGGATATTGCCCGAGGGATAGGGTCTTGATTGCCGGCGATATCGTAGTGGATGTGGCCATGCTGTACCCCAGCCGCAACCAAGAAATATTCGGCTTAGAATATCTGGTGTCTCACGACTTCAAATATCGAACCATGCCGCCGGATCAGGGTCTAGTATGTGACGCTGCCAACATCTGTCGACTTGACGATGTTTGGCTGTTTCTTGAAAGCCAGAGCGGAAACCGTGCAGCCTATCGATGGTTGGTAGAACAGTTCCCCCACATCCGCATATATCACTGTGATTTTTATTCCGGTGTACACATTGATTCTACTGTGGTACCTTTGCGCGAAGGTTTGGTGATGTTGAACGCCAGTAGAGTATCGGAATACACTGTGCCAGAACCCTTGAAAAACTGGGACAAAATCTGGATACATGACTGTGTTGCCCAGGATTTTTATCAGTATCCTTACGCATCAAAATGGATTGGCATGAATACCTTGAGCATTTCGCCCGATACAGTGATCGTGGATGCGGCGCAGATTGATATCATACGGATGTTAGAACAGCACAGTTTCACTGTTATACCACACACTCTCCGCCACAGTCGCACATTGGGCGGGGGATTTCATTGCGTGACCCTTGATCTCTGGCGCCAAAAAGCCTAGCATCGATTAAACAAATCCTGTATAATTAAGGTATGACTATACCTCGAATCGGTTTCTGTTGCAAATGGTTGTCGGATCCTTCAGAATGCGGAGGCATGAAGGTCAATGCTGCCAATCGTGAACTCAACGGCAGATCAACCACAATGCGTTGGTTGCGCGAACATCCTGAGGACGCCGAACAGCGCCAGTGGGACATCATGAACCATAACGCCGCTGCCGCCCTTAAAATGGTGGAGACCGTGGGTGCTCTGCGTCCCGAACTGAGAATGGTGCGACTGGGGTCGGAGATGTTGCAGGGATATACCGAACCCAACTGGAAGGCCTGGTGGCAGCAGGCCGACATACAGCAGCATCTTGAGCGGATCTTCCGACCCATCGGTGATCGTGCCCGCGAGCTGGGCGTGCGGCTGGACTTCCATCCCGGACAGTTCTGCGTGCTGGCATCCGAATCGGACGGCATCGTGGAACGAAGCATAGAAGAATTTGAATACCATGCCGACATGGCGCGCTGGATGGGCTACGGATCAACCTGGCATGATCATGGATTTGGGATCAATGTACATTTGTCGGGCAAAGGCGGTCCAGACAAGTTCCTGCGCACTCTGGGGCGTCTCAGCCCCGAGGCGCGAAACCTCATCACCATCGAAAACGACGAAATAAGTTATGGCCTTGACGTTACTCTTGCTGTGGCTGACCACGTGGCTCTTGTGTTGGACCTGCATCACCACTTCATTAAGACCGGAGAATATATTGACCCGCAAGACCCTCTTACACAGCGTGTTATTGAGTCTTGGCGTGGTGTTCGCCCTCTGTGTCATTATAGTGTTAGCCGGGAAGATATTCTTGTGGATCATGATCCCGGAGTTCGTCCAGATCTTGGAGACCTTCTTGCGCGAGGTTTTAAGAAACAGAAACTACGGGCTCATTCAGACTTTTACTGGAATCGCGCTGTGAACGACTGGGCTGCCACGTTCTCGCCTTGGTTCGACATCGAGTGCGAAAGCAAAGGTAAAAATCTCGCATCCTTTGCATTCGCTGAACAGCACGTTCTGTGTTAGACTTCTTCAGACCCACTTGGGAGTGGATCCGCCAGGACTGGCACACCAATCCTCTGCGTTTTGCTGTGGAAGTCACGGCCTGGGCTATCTCAATCGGCTGCAGCCTATGGATGGCGGCAACTGTGCCCACACCGCCCTTGATCCTGATCTATCCCTGGTTCATTACCGGATGCGTGATGTATGCCTGGGCGGCTTGGACGCGCCAGAGTTTTGGCATGCTGGCCAACTACCTGCTCTTGGTCAGCATAGATACAGTGGCGTTGGCCAGGATGTGGATGACCTGACGTCGTATCCTTAGAATGCAATCGCATTTTGCACTGTAGCATTAACCTAGCGCATTTCTTTTTGGCCCGGGCACCTAAATATAGAGTCGCCTAAGGAGCTAGACAACAATGATAACTAAAAAATTCTGGGCGGGCATAGCAATCTCCATCACTATGACCTCCGCCTGGGCACAAGCCATAGTGACGGAAAGCACAAGCAATTCCACTACTAGATCTACCACTGAAACCACGGTGAACTCACCTCCACCATCGGCCATAGCACCATCTATCAACTCCATGAACAACGACCTCTGCGCCGTTGGTGTGAGTGGTGCGGCACAGACCCAGATCCTGGGCATCGCCATCGGATCTACATTCCGAGACAAGAACTGCGAGCGTCTCAAACTGGCCAAGAATCTCTATGACATGGGCATGAAAGTGGCTGCCGTGGCCACGCTGTGCCAGGACGAGCGTGTGTTTGTGGCCATGCTCAACGCGGGCACGCCTTGCCCCATCAACGGCAAGATCGGTACCGAAGCTCGCCGAGAGTGGGATCAGCGTGATCTCGCTGCCGTGGAAGGCGCCGACAAGATCGGTGATACCGGTTTTTACGCCGCCCCCATCAATATCCGTGAACAACCAGCGGACACCGCTGCACCTACCGCTGCCTGCCGGGGCTACACAGGAAAGGATCCCATAGTACTCGACCGATTGGAATGCCAATGAAAACTGCCCTCGTAGGTCTGTGCATGATGTCTAGCATAGCCTGGGCTCAGACCCAGGAATCGGTCACCACCACCATGTTTCCTGCTGTGTGTGTGGATGCCGAAACGCTGAGCAAGACCGTGGACGAATTCAAAGAACTGCCTTTCGCTCGTGGAATCAGCAACAGTCTTGGCAATCCTGAAGCGCCGGCACGCAGCCTGGTAATCTTCGTGAATCCGGAAACACAGACCTGGACCATCGTGGAGCGTGTGGATCCCAACCGATACTGCATCATGGCCGTGGGACAGAAGTTTGAACCTGTGCCTGCAGACATCCGTGACCGAGTGGAGCAGGAAAGGTCTCGAGGTGAATCATGAAAGCATGGTTAGCCGCGCTCATGGTCGTGGCCTCCACGGCCTGGGCTGATACCACTGCCAATCTCATAACCAATCAACCCGGAGTTTCTGGCACATGCGTTTGGACTGGTATCGGTGGCTACAGCCAACTGGGCGGACAACATCCTATCACCTTGTGGGGCTGCTGTACTTCCTATTCAGGATCAGCACCGTTCTTGGACACCAGCACCGGCAGCCCCAATGGTCAGTCAGGACAGATCATCTGGAGCTATGGTCAGGCCACTGTACAGCAAATCATAGCCGTTAACCAAGCCCTGGCTGCAGTGGGTGCAGGCGTGCAGATCTCGGGCTACAACTGGGGCTATGAAGTCAGGAACATGAACGGAGACGATCGTCAGAGCAGTGTAGACACGCTCACAGCCACCACCTTCATGACCGATTCAGCGGGTGCTATCATACTGAGCGACACCAGAGTGTACAACACCAAGACCGAGTGGAACTGGTACGGCGGTACAGTCTCAGCAGCTTCGCCTATAGATCTTGCTTCGGCTGGCAATCTTGGTATCAGGTTCACATCCATGGATTCCGGTTTCTGGGGCGGATATTATGGTCCACAGGTGCGCAACGTGGACCTCAGCCTCAACTACACAGCCTCTCCAGTAGATCCTTGTGTAGCGGATCCACAGAGTTCGCCCACCTGTGCAGGCTATCGCACCTACTACAACATGACTGACGATGGGTTCGCACAGGTCAATTTGCCGTTTGCTTTTCCGTTCTATGGGCAAGTGTTTACCACATCTTACATGTATACCAACGGCGTAGTAGGTTTCCTCAACAACAACTGGGGGTTCTGCTGCGACGGTACCGATCTCGATGGTCAGGTGTACGCAGCCAATTCGCCTTGGCGTTATGCCATCTATGCCTTGAACACTGACCTCTATCCCGGAGCCAATAGCCAGTTCTATACCCAGCAAACCAACAATGGCACCGGCATCAAGTACACCTGGCAAGACGTGGTTGAGATTGGTACCACAAACACAAACACCTTCCATGTAGAAATCAGAGACACCGGGTTCATCGGCATCACCTATGATCAGATCAACCTCTCAGACTATCGCCAACCCTTGATAGGCATAGCAGGCGACATCAGTCAGGGTCAATACGACCAGAAATTCTACAACACAGCGATCAATCTCGCCCAGATCAATCTTACCACGCCAGCAAGTTCTGGTTGGAGGTATGAATTCAGCGGCACAGAGATCACGGATGTATGCGCCTTGGATCCCTTGTGGAACACTGCCTGTGCAGGTTATGCACAGGCCTACTTCAACCAGCAATGTTCAATATCAGCACTGTATGACAGCACCTGTCCGGGATATGCACAGGCCTATCATGATCAACAGTGCTCGATCAACGCTTTGTACGCCACCACCTGCACTGGCTATGCCCAGGCCTACTATGACCAGCAGTGTGCGGCCAATCCCTTGTATGATTCCGCATGCCCGGGCTACCAGCAAGCCTACTTCGATCAGCAGTGTGGGCTGGATCCTTTTTACGATACCGCCTGTCCCGGATATGCCCAGGCCTACTATGACCAGCAGTGTGCGGCCAATCCCTTGTATGATTCTGGTTGCGACAACTACGACATCGTATATGAAGCCACGCAGCCGCCCGCGCAAGAAGATACTACCACCGTTGTGGCACAGGCTGATACCGCCGCTTCCTCATCCTCGGCATCAGAACCCACTGCTGCCACTAGCCCAACATCGCCCACGTCTGTGAGTCCGGCTGCCGTGGTCAGCACCGTGAGGCCTATCGCACCAGCGGCCGCTCCGGCACCATCCGGTCGCGCACAGTCCACAGAAAATGCTCGCCAAGAAACACGGGCCGCAGAGCAGAAACAAGAACAAAAGAAAACTGACCGTGCTGTAGCCCGTGCAGTGCCGCGGGGAACTACCGGCCAGGCCGCTCAAAAGGCTGCGGCCGACAAGGCCGAAGAAGCAGTGGCTGATGCTGCCGCTGCTACTACCATAGAAGCGCAACAGGCAGCACAGAGCCTGGTGCTGGGGCTCATGGGCTACAATCCTGCGTTCTCTGCTTACCAGAACAGCATCGTGCCCGACACCAATGCTGCTGTGATGGCTCGGCAGTACAATCAACCCACCGTGGACAATCGCCGGGCCTTGCGCGGCCTGTCGGGTGCCAGCGATAGCATGCACCAGGACATGGTGGATCAACAATACGGGAGGATGCCATAATGAGTTGGTTCCGAAGAGCGCCACATGCGAAAGAACAGCCCCGACTGAGACCACATCATGCTGTGAACGATGAGCTACGTCGCGAAGTGGAAGAAAATCGCCTGCGCTTAGAAGAACATCGTCGACAGCAACAAGAAAAGGAAAGCCAAGATGGAAAACTTCATTGACGACAACGTGGCCTATCACAGGCTCAAACCCACCTGCACCTGCGGTTGTGCCAAGCACTGTGGACTGAGTTGCATGACCGACGGCTGTGATTGTTTTGAGTGCGCCTGTGCTATGTGCAAGGATCCGCTGTTGTTTGCTGGTCTGGACATCGAACGGTATGGCATGAGAGACTGATGGCACCCTATGTGTTTTCATTCATGATAGATGCTGCCAGTTTGGCCCTGGGTATGGTGCTGGGTGCAGTAGGCGCCCTGGCCATGATATTAGTGATAAAGAATTTTTAAGGAGCAGAAGAAAATGTCAAAAAACATCGACGAACAAGTGGACAAATTAGAAGCCGCTGTCGATCCCAACACCGTGATCTCCATCGGCGGCTATAATTTCACGCCTGCCAAACTCATGATCGCGGGTGGTATCCTGTCATCGGTATTAGGCGGTTTGTATGGTGCGTTTGAAGTGTACAAAGATTATCAAAGCATGAAGGAGGCCATCCAGACCTATGTGGCTCCTGACCTGTCAGAGATCAATCAAAAGATCGCTGTGCTGGAACAGAACTCAGAAAAAAGCACAGAGTATGTGCGAGACATCAACACGAACCTCAAACAGGACATCCGCAGGATCGAAAAGATCGTAGAGCAGGTAGAGCGTGATAGCAAGATAGCTCAGCGTGAAACTGACAAGGACGTGCGCGAACTGCGCAAGGAAGTGGACGACAAGATCAAAAAAGCCCTAGATAACCCTTTGAGCCAGTGAGGTTAAGTATGCGTATGAAATCAATCTTGGCAGTGTCAATGAGTTTAGTGTTAGTGGGCTGTGGTCAGCAGTTTCGATATCCCTGCCAAGACCCCACCAACTGGGACAACGCCGAGTGCAAACGGCCTATCTGTGAAGTAAATCGAGACTGTCCAGATCTAATCTTCAAAGAAAATCCCAATATTAAATTGCCGGCAGCTCTACCACCACCGAGCCCAGTGCCGCCCTCTAAAGGAGAATGTAAATGATCCAGTTCCTTAAGGAGCTAAAGGCTTTGTTCAAGAGCGATAAACCTGCTCGTCCTCGTTATACCGAAGAAGAACTCATGATACGTTTGAAATTCTTCATTGGCATCTGCCTCGCCTTGACCTTGATTGGCATCGTGTTCGTAGTGCTGTACTCTATCATCTTTGTCACTCAGCCTCTGAATGCCATGAGCCCCATCGATGCCAAGTTCTTTGAATTGATCATCCCCATCGCTACGTTCCTCACAGGTACGCTGAGTGGTATCATGCTGGCCGGCACAGGTAAAGACGCGGCTATGACTGGTATCAACCTGGCCAACGCTGCTAACAATGCATCCAAAGCGGCTGCATCTCCGGTATCGGCACCAAAGCCGCTACCTCCACCGCCACCTCCACCGCCACCTGCTGCTCCACCGCCACCACCGATGTTCTAGTTATTTTTTAACAGGTTTTTTAGCAGTGGGTTTTTTGCCTGCTGGTTTCTTGGCAGCGACCTTTTTTGCTGCAGTTTTGACCTTGACGATGTCTGCAGCAATACCGGTTTTGGCAGTGGACACTGCTACTTTGATGTCTTCGAGATTGACTTCACCATCTTGATTGATGTCCAGATTTTTCTTGCCTGCAGAAACATTGTAGTACACAATGGCGCCAATCACGACCACGGCTGCTATGATTAAAAGTTCCATCAACGACTCCTTTAAGTAGGTATATATTTACCAGCTCAATATTGCCACTGACGTTTTGCAGCGCAATAAATATCTTACATAACTGATTTTGGAGATTGCAATGACTGATACATCAAGTCGCGAATGGAAAGCGTACCAACTGCAACAGGATTGGGCCACCAATCCGCGTTGGTCTGCAGTGCGAAGAGGCTATTCAGCCCAAGAGGTAGTGAACCTGCAGGGCAGTGATCCTGTGGAACACAGCCTGGCACGACGTGGTGCCAACAAACTGTGGAACTATCTACATTCGGAACCCTACGTGGCCACCTTGGGTGCGCTCACTGGCATGCAGGCCTTGCAACAGGTCAAGGCCGGACTCAAAGGCATCTATCTATCGGGCTGGCAAGTGGCCGGTGACGCCAACACCGCAGGAGAGATGTATCCTGATCAGAGTCTGTATCCCGTGAATTCAGTGCCCGAAGTGGTGCGGCGGATCAATGCCACTTTTGCTCGTGCGGATCAGATCCAGTGGATGGAAGGCACCGGCAACATTGATTTTTTCCAGCCCATCGTGGCCGACGCTGAGGCAGGCTTTGGTGGTGTGCTCAATGCTTATGAACTCATGAAGGCCATGATCGAGGCCGGCGCTGCTGGTGTGCATTTCGAAGATCAACTGGCCTCTGTGAAAAAATGCGGACACCTGGGCGGCAAGGTCTTGGTACCCACACGCGAAGCCATCAACAAGTTGGTAGCAGCTCGATTGGCTGCTGATGTAATGGGTGTGCCAACTATCCTCCTGGCGCGCACCGACGCTGAAGCTGCGGCACTTGTGACCTCGGACGTAGACGAGCGTGATCAGCCCTTCATCACCGGCGAGCGCACCGTGGAAGGATTCTATCGCACCCGGGCCGGCTTTGACCAGGCACTGTCACGCGGCCTGGCCTATGCACCCTATGTAGACATGCTGTGGTGCGAGACCGGTGTGCCTGATCTTGACTTCGCTCGACGTTATGCGGAAGGCATACAACGACAGTTTCCGGGCAAGATGCTGGCCTACAACTGCTCACCATCATTTAACTGGAGGAAACATCTAGATGCAGACACAATTGGCCGTTTCCAACGTGAGCTTGGAGCAATGGGTTATCGCTTTCAATTCATCACACTGGCTGGATTCCATAATCTTAACTATCATATGTTTGACATGGCCCATGGCTATGCTCGCGAGGGAATGTCTGCGTTCGTGGAACTACAAGAGAAAGAATTCTCAGCCGCTGACCGAGGATTCGAAGCAGTGCGGCACCAGCGCGAAGTAGGCACCGGATACTTCGACCGCGTGACCACCACCATCGAGTCTGATTCCAGCACCACTGCCATGCGGGGATCTACCGAAGAGGAGCAGTTTCATTGAAACCGCGTCACAAGATAAACACGATGTTTTTGCTGGTTTGGCTGGCAATGTTTGTGTTGGCCATCTGGATCAATTTACCATGAACATCGTGGGTTGGATGATGATGCTGTTTGGCGGTATGATGCTTGCAGGCGAGTACCTCTGTGTGGAAGTAGCCTGGCGCTGCATAGATTACAATCAAATCTATACTGCGCTGGGTATGCTGCTCGTGGGCACAGGCATGATCTCTGTCATGATAGGAGCGAATGATGATAAAACAGATTTGGCGGGTATGGGCCAAGGCCCTGGGACCCAAAGCCAGCGAAAACAATCTTGAAGCTGACCAGGCTGCCCTGGTGCGTACCGGCATAGTGCTGATCTACATGATCACCTGCCTGTTCATCATGGCCAACGTGATACACCATTGGTAATGAACAACGAACACGCATTCAGCGTAGGCAATATTGCAGCCTACAACACCGGCCCTATATTCATCGTCGCCGGCCCTTGCCAGATTGAAAGCCGAGATCACGCGGATTTCATGGCAGGCAGCATCAAGGAAATATGCGATGATCTAGGCATTGGTTTGATCTACAAGAGCAGTTTTGACAAAGCCAACCGCAGCAGCATTTCAACACAGCGTGGTGTGGGCATTGATCAAGGACTCGAGATCTTGCTGTCCGTCAAACAGACTTTTGACCTGCCAGTATTAACCGATATCCATGAATCCTATCAGGCTGAATTAGTAGCCGCAGCCGGTGTTGATGTGCTGCAGATACCGGCCTTCCTTTGCCGACAGACTGATCTACTGTTGGCCGCAGGTCACACGGGCTGCGCCATAAATGTCAAGAAAGGTCAGTTCTTGGCTCCACAGGACATGAAAAATGTTGCGGACAAAGTGGCCTCCACTGGAAATCAACGCATAATGCTGTGCGAAAGAGGCTACACCCATGGCTATAACAATCTTGTGGTGGACATGCGCAGCCTGCCCATCATGGCCAGCACCGGCTGGCCAGTAATATTCGATGCCACACACAGCGTGCAGCAACCTGGAGCCATGGGCACCAGTTCGGGCGGTGATCGTACTATGGTGCCTTATCTGGCACGGGCAGCCGTGGCCACTGGCTGTGTGGCTGGCGTGTTTGTTGAAACACATCAAGATCCCGACTGTGCCCCCAGCGATGGTGCCAACATGGTTCGGCTGCAGGATCTCAGGTGCTTGCTGGAAGATCTCGTCGCGGTCGACCGGGTGGTCAAACGATCTCGGTAATGATATCTGTCAGCGATCGTGATGTTTATGACTCTTGCGATCCTGAATGGCTCTGGGTCTATGACAAACTGATCATAGCCCGTAAACAGGGCGTACTATCTGCTCCTGCCGGTATACCGGTGCCGGAATCTGCAGAGTACATCGTGCGCCCCATAACCAACATCCGCATGATGGGCCGTGGTGCACGGCGTATGTGGATACAGGCCGGTGATGATGAACCTGTGCCAGATGGATTCTTCTGGAGCGAAGTGTTAGAGGGCCCACATCTATCAGTGGACTATCGCTGGGGACAGCAGGTGCTCACAGTAGAAGGCCACAGGGACGATCCACACCGCCTGGATAGATTCTCACGCTGGAATCGTGTGAACACAATCAGACCTTTGCCTACTATGCTGCATGGTCTGCACTACCATCAGGAATGGATCAATGTTGAATACATTGGTAGCATCATTATAGAAGTACATCTGCGATTTAATGATGATTTTGCCAATCACGACGCAGACGAGATCGTACCCGTGTGGATTGGACAGGATGTCACACCCCCAGAGGGATGGTCGTGGTATGGCAGCGTGGCAGGTGAGCGCCTGGGCTTCTGGACTAAGAATAAATAGTTGACCATGAAAATCCACCATATCATTACCGAAAGCCGCAACTATCTCAAGGACTGGGGCAACGCAGAACCCGCAGAATTTGCTCGCAGCCTGATCAAGAAATTTGGCGCACCTGCTGAAAGCACGCCCGAACGCATGATATGGTACGATCGCGACGGATTCAAACGCATCGAAGTACAGGACGAATATATACTGCACTGTTGCCCTGCACCACACTATGATTTCGTGTACAGCACCATAGATCTGCATGTGCCCAAGCGGTTCGTGCGTGTGCTGGCAGATTCATCAGAAAGCATCCTGTTGGATCTCTTGAAAAACGAAGTCACAGCCCGCTGTGCTACGCTCAGTGCCAATGCTGTCACACTGAACTATGTGCTGGACGTAGTGAGCGAGAGGGTGAAAGGCAGCAAGGAAGAGTACGAGCGCCGCATCCAGGCACTGTATAAAAACAAACTCAGTCCCGATCCAGAATGGTGGCCGGACGAGACCCGCGAAGTACGCAAAGGACGCTGATTGTTAGAAACTATATGTGATACACTCGTAGAAGGCTACCGCAGGAACTGGATTACTAGCCGCGATGGCAACGTAAGCATACGCTATCACGATCGCGATCACTTCTATATCACGCCATCCGGTGTGCGCAAGCAGAAGATGCAGTACGACATGTTCAAGAAGATGCTGATCCAAGGAGACCGTGCCGTGGCGGTTGAGCAAGATGATCTCAGCGGCAATTTGCGACCCAGTGGAGAACTGCCCTTGCACTTTGGTCTGCAACGCGAGATGGGACAGCATCGCGACGATATCCGTGTGGTGATGCATCTGCATCCTACTTACACCATAGCTGCCATGCACCGTGGTATCGTGCTGCAGGACCTCGTGCGAGATTTTCCGGAACTGAGCCGCTATACTAGGGTGGCACCCAATGTGGGCGATGTTCCGCCTATCAGCCAGGAACTGGCAGATGAATGCCATAGGGCCCTGGAACTGGACACAGCGGGCAACATCGCCTATGACATCGTGGGCATCAAGGGCCATGGGGTGGTGGCCATTGATACCACGCCCTGGCGCGCTTTTGAACACATCGAACGTCTTGAACACATCTGCCATATCGTGCTGGCTTCGGGAGTATAAATGCTAGAAATCATAGTAGTCCTGGTGATGACCCATATCACCATCGTGTGTGTCACAGTGTATCTGCATCGTTGCCAAGCGCATCGCTCGCTCACACTGCATCCTGCCGTTAGCCACTTCATGCGCTTCTGGTTGTGGCTCACAACGGGCATGATCACCCGAGAATGGGTGGCAGTGCATCGTAAGCATCACCAAAAGTGTGAACGGCCCGGTGATCCGCACTCGCCGCAGGTATTTGGATTCTGGACTGTGTTGCTGGGTGGTGCTTTCCTGTATGCCCAGGCCACGGAGGATCGTAGACTGGTAGAAGAACACGGAAAGGGAACACCCCGTGACTGGATCGAGCGTAAACTTTACACTCCACATCACAAACTGGGATTCCTGGCCCTGTTGATCATAGAAGTGGCCTTGTTCCAGGGCTGGGGCATCGTGATGTGGTTGGTGCAAATGGCCTGGGTGCCGTTTTGGGCAGCCGGCGTTATTAATGGTATCGGACACTGGTGGGGTTACAGAAACACTGACACACCGGATTGTTCAAGGAACATCTTTCCCTGGGGCATCATAATCGGCGGCGAGGAACTGCACAACAACCATCATCAAAATCCAGCAGGCGCCAAACTCAGTCACAAGCCCTGGGAATTTGACATGGGTTGGATGTATATCTATGCCCTGGAAAAATTGGGGCTGGCTCATGTCAAAAGAACATGACCGATCGACCATTTTTTTGCTCTTTGCCCTGGACTAGTTTAGACATTCATGCCCAGGGCAACATCCGACCATGTTGCAAATTCAACACTGTTGTAGCGCGAAATCTAAAAGATTATTACGAAAGCGAAATTTTACAAGAAGTCAAAAAGGTTTTTATGCAAGGTGGCAAACCACAGCAGTGTCAGCGTTGTTGGCAGGAAGAATCTGTAGGATTACCCAGTAAAAGACAGTTAGATCATCAATATGTGTTGCGACCATTTACACATAGTGAAGATGTACAAACGGTGTCTCTAACCTTTGGTAATATCTGTAATCTGGCTTGCGTGACTTGTAACAGTTCGTCCAGCAGTCGTTGGTTACAAGATGAACGTCAACTGTTCCAACAGTTCAAACATTTAGACCAAATGCACATACATGATAAGCATTACAGAGATACAGATTTTGTAGACCAACTTATAGAACGCTGCAATCATCTTGAACATCTGACGATCTCCGGAGGCGAACCATTCCTTAGCAATCGTGCCGTGCATTTAGACCTCTTGGCGAGAATGCCTCGTCCTGAAAAAGTCAAGATACATTATGTGACCAACGGTACGGTATTTCCTGACTCTGACTTCTGGCATATATGGCGCAATTTCAAGCAGATTGAAATATCATTGAGTATAGATGCCATAGAACAACGATTTGAATATCTCAGGTACCCTGCCAACTGGTCAGAAGTGCTGCAAAACATTGATCAATATAAAAAACAAAAACAGATCCAAATCAGCATAAGTCACACCGTGAGTTGGTTAAATGTGTTAGGACTCGATGAATTTGCCACATGGTGTCTTAAACAAAACCTGCCTCTGCCTTACATTGGTCCAGTAAATCATCCTAATTTTCTTAGTGTAAAGTCTCTACCCGCTGATGCTAAAAATTATGTAAAGGTTTGCCTATCTGGGGGGAAATGGCAAGGCACCAAAAAAATATTAGATTTGATGTTCACAGATGATCAAAGCAAATTTTTCGATCAAGGAGTTAGATGGTTAAGAGCTCTCGATAAATTACGAGACAAAAACTTCTTGCAAGTTTTTCCAGAGCTGTCCCATGTGACACAGTCACATATTGACAAAACCTATGAAAATTTTTAGACTTTAGAAAACTTCATGTCTATAGTGCCACCCTGCTCGAATCCGTTCCAAGGCACCACGGTGGCTCCACCATTCGAGGTCTGTGAGAACGCAGTGCCATTCACGTCCGCATCTAACCTAATAGTCTGATCGTTCGGAGCCATCCAGCCACGATCCATGTACACTCCGGCCATGGGTCCAAACGACACTGACCCTTGCATGTACCACTGATTGGGCTGTTGCCAGAAACGCAGGGCATTGGTGTTGTTGGGATCACTAGTAGTCCATGACCAATTCGCACCGGGCGCGATGGTGGTGAGATCGCCCACGGTGTTGTGATTCACGGTGAGATTGTAATCGGTATCGTTGATGATGTTCAGCGTAGCAGTCCATGACATGGCGATTCTCCTTTTTGATGATTTATTTAGCCAGAATACCATTATCTGGGTAGATTATATGTTGCATTGCCACATAACTATCTGTACAATAGAGAGAACAAGTTGCCGCATGGGGCGGGGCTTGGGACTCTAACTTTCGCTTAACAAAGGAAACCAAAATGGACTTTACCAAATTTGACCTCAGCCAATTCGATGTGACAAAAATCATGGACGCCTCGGCGGCCATCGAGCAGATCGAGAAAAACACCAAAACCGCCATCGCCATGATCCCCGATGCCAAATCGCGTGAAATGGTGGAATCGATCACTGCAGCCAGCATCGAGTTCGCTCGTGCTCAGTCTGTTGCTGCCAAGGCCTACACGGATGCTGTGAAGCAGGCCATCAAGATCTAACCAAAACTAAGTTTTGGTCCGCTTGACCTATAAACCTTGTTCGTGTAATATCAACACATGAACAAGGTTTTTCTTTTGCCCATTTTGCTCATGACCGGTTGTGCCATGGCACCTAGGATGCCCACAGACGTCAGGCTCATGCCCGATGACTGCGCGAACCGACATGCCATCATACGGTGGCTGGAATCAGTGGCCGCTGCTCCCCGACATCCTCTCGAAAAGGCTGATGATCATGAAAATGCCCGCAGTGCTGCCAAGACTCGCATCTGGCGCATCCGTTATAATTGTCAGCGTGTTTAGTGCAGGCTGTGCAGTGCCCACGATCAATCAGCCCTGGGCCACCGAAGATCTGGACCGCTTCTATGTGGATTGCAGCCGCAAAGAACAGCAGATAGCCATGTTACAGGCTCAACGCAGTTCATCCGAGGATCAGTTCTTGAGCCGGCTCAGCAACGCCCTACAGCCTTGGCAGGCCTTCACGGGCCACTCCGATCGCGGTCTGCGTGGCGACATTGGCCGTGGCATGACCAACTGGCAGATTAACCAAAATCTCATGCGGCTGAGGAACTGCCCGTGAAGCGACTGATTGCACCATTGGCAGTAATTCCTGTGATGGCCATGGCCGCGGACAACTGTGTGCTACAGGACCGCACTGTGAGCCGCAGTTCGGTACAGATCGAAGAGCGCAGTGCCATCCGGCGTGATGTGGTGCCAGACTTCAACAATCAGAAACGGTGCGTAGTGGATTTCAGAGTGCGCATCGGTCGCGACTGGCATACCGCATTTGGTGAGTACACCTGGTCCGGTGATCAGCCTGCGGCGCAGGCCTGTGCCATCGCTGTGAGCCGGGCAGAAGATTCAGTGCGCCAACGGGTGGGCCAGAGCCAGACCACTTCGGAAAAGATCTTGGTGTGCAAAGACGAACCCCGACTGAACACCTTGCGATCCGCGCAGATCGGCACAGTGGGTGATCTGGGCCAGTTCCGTCCGCATCCAGAACTCACGGGCCGTTTCTATCACAACGGTGCCCAGTGCAAATGGTTCATCGATTCGGCCTTTACCGGACGCGATGTGCGTACCTTCCAGGGCATTATCTGCCAGATCCAACCGGACCAATGGGTGGTTGTGGACAAATTCTAGGTAGACCAGATATTGCGTTTGTGGTACAATGAT